GTATGAGTTGCATCCCCACACGCACCCCCGTAATATGGTGGTGTTACAGAGCCGCCCTTCCCACCGCGCGCTACTATTGTCGAGAATGTGCTATTTAACCCATCGACAACGACGCCATCCCCTCCATTCACAGTTACCGGGGCTACATAGACGTTGACGCTTCCTGATACAGCAAGACCGGTTCCCGATTTTACTTCACCCCCGCCTCCACCAGATGACCACACAGATCCTGTTTTGGTACTAGACGCACCGCCAGCACCGACAACTAAATATTCCACTTCGGTTGCGTTTCCATCTGCAAGCCAAGTGTGCGCCCCGGTCGCGTTCCACATCACGAGCGTATGAGTATCATTCGTTGCTTTCCAAGCGTCACCGTAAGCAGCCCACGATGAGAAAGCGTCTGCTGATACTATCGGCACAAAGCAACCCATCATCACCAGCACCAGCAGTAACTTCCTCATGCTGTCACCGCCGTATAGTTCGGGCTGTTGTCATACCGCGCTTTCTCGCCCCAGACATCATACGGCCGTTTCGTTGTCAGGAAACAACTCGCGCCTTCATCGCAGAGATAATACCCTGCGTTGTTCGTAGTCTTGGTATACGATTCCCCGTTGCTTGCATTCACGAGATAAATCGTAGCGTCGGGTATCGGTCGGCCATATCCGAACGTGATGGCACTCCCGGTAAGTATCCCGTCCCTCGCAACCCCCCCGATACCAAGTCCGGTATACGTCGGGGTGGAATCTACCAGCGTGAAGTTCAGGGGAACGGTCTTCGCTGCCAGAGGTATGAGCGATGCATAGTATTGGATGTACCCGGTTTTCGTAACGTTGAATGTTGTTGTTGCACCAGAGTACAATCCAGTTGCAGTATAGTTCCCATCGGTAATTGTTGTGGAGTCCCTGATGATGCTATTCTGGGTAATATTGACATTTGCCCCAGACAAAACGGTTCCGGTTTCGTCGTTGACGTATCCGATGAAGGTTACATACGAGTTCAGCTCAGCATAATCGAAGTTCATCCAGCCTTCGGTTCCAGTCCCGGATACTCGTATCAACACAGAATAATATACACCTACGCCATCTTCGGTTTGGAAAGTTATTGTTTTAGAACCGGTCTGCGTTGTGACTTCCTGTGAATCTACAGTATCTCCAGTGGTTCCACTAATCATATCAAGACGGTATGAGTAAGTTCCCGGTTCCCAATAGTCGTCTGCAACTGTGTATGTGGATACCGCAACATCACCCTTTGAGTATTCATCGGCATCTAACGTTACTGTCGCTCCTCCCCCCAAATAGAATATCGGTTCTGAAGCCGAAATGCTTCCGGGGATTGTTACTTCATAGTAGCCATATGGCGCGGTAGACGAGAAAAACGCGGCTAGATCCCAATTTACGAACCCCGCCGCAGCAGTGTTGGTATAGTTTGTGAGGTAGATGGTTTTCGTATCATAATTGCGAAGAACAATACTTTCATTTCCAGCGTATGTTATATTGCTCCTTCCCCATTGCGACGGCATAGCAGTAGATGATATGACTATACCCGTGGTAGCATTAAAAAAACCGGTTGCTGCCGGGTTCACCAAATCTTTCTGGAGAGTGTATCCTGAAGTTTCCGGGTTCCCGAAAATGTATCGGTTTTCTACACCACCATAAACATAGTCATCCCACATTCTACTGGACCCACCAATGGACGCATCATTCACTCCGAATGCGACATAATACGGGTTCGACGCGATTGCGGTAGGGGTATTGATCAAAAGACCGTCCTGATAGATGTATACCGATCCCCCGGAAATAACTACTTCGAATCTCCCGGATTGAGCGCAATAACCTGGGTAGACTGTCGAAGCGTAACAGTTATAAGAATATAAAGAATTTTGCGACGAGTCGAGAAGAGATATTCTGACCCGATTGAAAATCGAATACCCCTGATACATAAGTGTCGCAGCCGCGTACGTTGTTTGTTCCGGGGTTGCGAGCATCATACCATAAGCTACGTCGTTCCCAGCAGACACAGTCACATAATTATTCCCGCCGATTGTACTTCTGACTTCTGTAAGTGACCCTCCGGAATTTCTAAGGTTTTTCCCGATGACATACCCAAAATCTTCCGGGTCTTGAAAGTTTAAACTAACCGCGCCAGCACCCCAAACCAGCGCAGCAATCACCACCAGCGCCACCAGCAGCCGCTTCATCGCTTCTTCACCCCTTTAACTACACGAACTTTGTAGTAACAACGGGGGCAGGTAATATAGTACTGGCTTGAACCTGTGTATTTCCAGACATGACCGCAGTGATGACACTTCATGATGAGTGGATAAGTGCGCGATACTAGAAAAGGATTTGGATTAAAAGAAAAGCAGGATATTATTCAGGACCGCAACCAGCGTCACCACCGATGCACTTGCCAACGGTATCCATCCATCCCCGCGACTCGTCCTCTCAACCGATATCACAATAGCCGCCATCACAATCAGGAACAGGATTTTAATCGGTATCAGATGCTCGATTACAGGTGCAAGGAACGGGTTGGCTTCTATCCCCCCGCTTGCCAACCACACCTTTGTTGTGACAACATCCGCTGCCGTGAATATCACAAGAAGCCAATACCATATCGCAGCCCAGATCATCGTTCACCAAGCATCTTCTCGATTCGTTCCACCCGCTCGCATAGGGTCCGGGCAGACGGGGTTCGCATCCAGTTGATTTCGTTGTCTGCGGAGAACAGGCCAATCCTGAACGCTGCGGCACCTACTAGGAATACGAGCAGGGTTAACAGGATGAAGGTTATGAACCATGGGACACCGAATGCGACTTTGGCGACGCCAACTGCGGTGAACGCGGTGATGGCTGGGTATGCGAGTGATGCACCGTAGAACATGTACTGTTTCATCTGGGCGAGGAAATGGACGGGGGTTATGGTATCATCCCCAAACGTGTCATTGCGATTTTCACTGATGACAGGTCGCTATCAATTCCAATGTAATTGAATCCCGAATTACCGCAGGCTATTGCCGTGCTGCCGGAACCAACAAATGGGTCTAATACTATTCCGTTTGGTGGAGTGATTAGTTTGCACAGGTATTCCATTAATGCAAGCGGTTTGACGGTTGGGTGGGTGTTGCCGAAACCGCGTTCTGATTTGCTGGCTTTGGTACAATATTTAAATCTTGGCAGACAATCCCTCCCCCCAAGATCCATATTGTTGTTTGTGGTGATTGACATGGCAACCACGGCATAACCATCTAAATTCGTGGGGCTTTGAATAGTCATCATGGTGCCGATCTGCTTTGGCGTTTCCGCATATTTCGCAAGGTTTTCGTTCAATTTTACCGTGCCTATAGGATATAACCCTTGCAAGTATTTTTCGTCTGTATTCAGAATCAGATCGATAGCGTTCTCGCATAGATGCTTTAATAGCATCGGAGTTACGTTCATAGAAAGCCCCGTCATACTTCTTAACCGATTGGCCCCTTGGCTGGCCTCTGTTACTACACGATTTAGAACAGAAACGGCGTGTTGATTTGACAGGTGTGAATTGTCGTCTACAGTATTCACAAGTTCTTGGTTGCATACTACTAATATGTCGTCTATATATTTAGTCTTTGCATTACAAAGAAGCGTATCTTGTTCTGTGTAAGAACAAGTTTTAAAGAAACGGGCTGCGGAGCCAGAATCTCCTCTAGGCTCGAAGTCTTGTCGTGGTCCGTAATCTCCAAAAACATTTACAGAATCTTTGTTCCCGTTTTCAGGACCTACTTTTGCGAGTTGTCCTTTTGACTGCGGGAAACATGTAAGCACTTCGTCGCTCCCGTCGTGGATTAGGTTGGCGGGGAAACGACCGGTCTCTGGCATGGTTCCCGATTTATACAAACCACCGCCAACTGCCCAACCATACGTGTTAGTCTTGCTTTCTTCTGTGTTTGCAACCCGTGGTTTATCTCCGTTAAGCGGAACCCTGCACCCATCCACATTAATCCCACCGCATCCCCACTTCTGCACGTTCTCGGCAACCGTCCCGTCCAGCGGCTTACGGGCAAGGATGATTGGTTCCCATGCGGGTTTGAGCGCTGTGCCCCAACCGTTCCATTGCTTTGCGGCATCGGATATTGGTTCCGAAATATCAGTATAACCCGCATGGGTGTCTGTAGAAAAAGTTGTTGAAGATTCACCTTTATCCAATTTTCTATTCCCGTTTTTTGTGGGAACTAATATTTTTTCCCTTTCAACCCCTGCTGCCTTATCAATCGCCTTGCTCACATCCAGCGACTTCGGAAATCCTTGCCCGTAGATCCAGCCGAGCGTATCCCGTATCTCCCATCCGGCATCTTCAATCGCCACCATCAACCTGTGATGAGTTCGCGTTCCACCAAACGCCAGTAGGTGAGCGCCGGGTTTAGCAACCTGAAGAAACTCCTCCCAAAAATGTTTCCCGGGAATGCCATGATCCCATTCCTTACCCATGAACTTCAATCCATACGGGGGATCGGTTACAAGCGAGTCGATACTGTTTTCCGGGATATCCTTCACAAGAGTCAGCGAATCTCCACAATGTATTCTATTTAGTTCCAGCGTCATTTCTTCCTCCATATCAGGTACATCATCCGAAACCCAAACTTTGCTATCAGTGGTTTGACAAACCGCATATAAACCCCGCTGACCATTTCGAACCTGGCGTTGCAATATCGGCATCCGATATTGGTAAGCCCGATAAGGTTTGGCGGGTAGGTGTTCTGGTATTCGTTTTGTTTCCAGCAGAACGGGCATGTGAGGACAACCGAATCTTTACCAGCGCTGTCTGGCACAACATACGTCCCTTGCGTGTAGTGTGCGGTGAACACCATGTCTTTCAGGGTTTCGAAATCGGAATCGGATAGTCCAGTCATATTTATGGGTTCGTGATAATCATACCCGTTCTCTGCGCGGTCTTCGATGAACTGCATGTCGCAGCCGGATTCGATATAGTCCTTGTATATCTGCGAACCTTGGAACGGGATGATGAATGCGACTCTGCACCCATGCAGGATATCCTGTCTGGTTTTAAAGAAGTCGAGGGTTTCTTTTGCGGTTTCGAGAGTTTCTTCCGTATCCCCGAAGATGAAGTTCCCGACAGGAGCCAACCCTGCTGAAGTTATCAGTTCGAGTGCTGTTTTGATTTGGGCAGGGGTGATATGCTTCCGCATTGAGCCCAGCACATCCTGACTGTAACTCTCCAGACCCAGACAGATCTCGGTGCACCCGGCTCCTTTCAGGGCATCGAGCATACCCGCCGTGATACTGTCAACCCGAAGTTCAACAGTAAATGTGATCTCGTATCCAGCCTGTTTCCGCAGTTCTTTGAACCGCTTGCAGAACTCGAAAACCCTGCTCTCATTCGCTGCAAACAGATCATCATAGAAGAAGAACAGGTTGATGCCATACTTACCTACAGCATAACGGACTTCCTCCATGATATTGTAGATGGAACGCTGGCGATACTTGTCTCCTGTGGTATGAAAACAAAACGTGCATTCGAACGGGCAGGATCGTGATGCCAGTATCGGATACGGTCTCGGATGATCGAAACGATCATACAGGAACGAGCACTTCTGGTTATCTAGATAAACATGGTATCCCATCGACTCGTAATCCGGGAATGGGAGAATATCGAGGTTCTGGATGGGATCTCGCGGCATGGTGAATTCAAGAAGTCCATCGGCATTCCTGAACGCAATCCCCTTGATTTCGTGCATCGGGGTTTTGTTTGCGATGGCCCCTGCAATTTCAACGCAGGTCTGCTCGCCTTCTCCTATGACAGCGATATCCGGCTGGAGCATGTCGAACATTATATCGGGCTGCGCTGTGATAATCCCGCCACCGACTACAACCGGGCAGACTGACATCTCACGGATATATATCACGATGTCGCGGATAACCGGGAACTGCAGCGACACCCCGCCAGTAAATGTGATGTCGTAATCCTTCGCGAAGAACGCATCCCTTACGGCATCTCTGGTGGTTTTCTCGGAATGGTTCGGGTTTAGGACATCGACATTGTACCCAGATGATTTCAGCGATGAGATGATGTATGCCAATCCAGACGGGAGGTAATAGGAATAGTTCGGGGTTTGGAGGTCTGGGTTGTAATGGTAGCCGGAGCCGGTGTTGTACCTCGGAACTATTACAAGGATGTTCAATCCGGACATGTATCGCAACACCCCTCTCCGTATTCACGGTATCCCAACCTTCGACAGCACGGGTTCCTCACACCATCAGCACGATAATAGTAACACCGCATAATCCTCCATTGACATAAAAACTTCTCTTTCGGCATCACCCCGAACGCCCCGCGTTCCTGCATGACATCAGAATGATTCGCCTGCCAACCAGGTTCGTCTGGTGCACTCCAGTTCTGGACCCGAGTGAGATTGAACACGACACCATTCTCTTCACACCAGTCCCGAACATATGGCTCATCGACATAATTGGATATAGTTCTCGTGAAATTTACCGTAGTCGGTATCAACTCGGAATATTTCAGGATGTTGGCAATGACGGTTCCGATGTCATATCCTTTACCTTTGAGTTTCGCTGCCTTGTATGCGTCCATGGTATCGAGCGACACCGTAACTCTTGCCAAATGGTTGACAAGTGCTGGCACAAACCGCGTCCCGTTTGTCACCATCCAGATATCATTACAGTGCCGTCTTGCATGTTTGGCTATGCCTGCGATGTTCGGATGCATGGTCGGCTCTCCGAGACCCTGGAGATTGATTGATGCGATGAACCTGTGCTTCCCGAGAATCGTTGAGAGGGTTTCCCCTGTAATATCGGCAATCGGAACCCCGTCTTTGTGCGGGCAGGTTGGGCAGGACAGGTTGCATCGGGTAGTCGGTTCTATCTGGAGGTGGTTTCGCAGGAACATGTCAGCGTAGTTGATAGCAGGCGTGAGGTATCTCATTCTTTCCTCCTGAACACATACATACTCGCGAACGGCCACACCGGGTTCTGCACGGTTTCCACCAGTTCGAAATCCGGTTCGAATATCGGAATGGCGATCTTCAGGAACTCGCGGTACTTCTGGTATCCTCCGCGTTTTATGTTGCACAGTTCCGACACTATGAACGTCCATAAATCATCCTTTGTTGGGTTGCTGGACCATGTGAATATGAACGCGGTCTTCCGGGTATTGTTCCTGATGTTCCGCAAGATGCAGGAGTAGTCGGTGTCTCCGATAATATGCCAGAGCATGTCGAAACAAATCACCGCATCAGACGGTGCTATCATTGCTATCGTAGCATCCATAGCATAGAAGTTTTTTGATGGGTGCCGTTTCCTGTTATCGGAAGTTACAGCAGGTGAGATATCGATGCCGGTATAATATGTCGGGAGAACTCCGTCCCAGAACTGCAAGTCCCCGCAGCCGATATCCAGAACCGTATCGGTTTTGAGATTGCAATACTTCCTGACAATATCCTTCTTCCAATCACGGGATTTCGCGTAGTCTGCGGGATCTCCGCTCTGCCCGCCGGATTTGTAGTGTTCGTCCCAGTCGTAGCTCATTGTCTCAACCTCGTGTATCCAAGATATACCAGTCCTAATACAAGGCATAGTGCTGATATCCCCATCACAACAAACTCTCTCATTCTCCGAACCTCTTCTTCTTCGGGCACCCGACAATGTTCCGCAGGATTTCAGCGTAAAGACTGGTATCGAAATCCCAGAAGCACGCCGGGTTCCGGTCCTGCTTGTATTTGCAGTCGTCGCAAAATCTCATTTTCTCAACACCCCGAACAGGTGGAAGGCGTACTCCGGATATCTCGTGACAATCGGCTCCGATAGTGCTGACAGCGCAGATATCGCGTAGTGCCCTGCAATGGTTCCTGTCGGAATGATTTCGGCACCTTCACCCCGCAGTGGTTTCCACCCGCCAAACCCCCTGACCGAATACCCCCGGCTTCTCAAATCTTTTGGCGACCATTCTGATACATGCCGTTGTTTAACATTCCCGTCGCCATACGGGTCTTCCTGCGGCATCGCTCCGTTTGGGACGATAATAACCACCTTCTTCTTCGCCCAGAGCGCCATCTTCTGGAACAGCCGATTTGCGTCCATGACATCGATATGTTCCAGGACATCAACCAGCATCACCGCATCGAAAGTCCCGGCATCGAAAAACACATCGTTGATATCCGCCTGCATGTAATCGGTGTGGATCTGGCGATATCGGCTCTCATCGATATACGGCTGCCAGTATTCAACTCCAAGCGAGTAGTCAAGATGCCTGACATACTGGAGCAGGGACGATTGCCCGCATCCGAGATCGAGAACGGATTTGCAATCTGAAAGAACATCTTTGAGCCATCGCGTCGCTTTCAGGTTTTCACGGTCAAGATACATTGCTCACCTTCCAACACGCCTGCGATATCTGGCACTTCAGTCGTTTCTTCGGGCACTTGTCAGGGTCACTGAAAACGGAGCAGTCTACACGACTCATCCCGTTCACATGAAAAAGGTGTTTGCATCTTCTCATATGCTTTCGTATGCTTTAAGAGTTTATAAGAGTTTTGGTTTTGATTTGTCACGGTCTGCTTTCCGTCGTTCTGCTTCTTTCAGCAGGTCGTTGGCAGTCCGTGGTTTCTGGCATTCGAAAATCCCGTTACATTTACTGCACATAGAACAACCCCCAGAAGTTACTGATAGCAAACACCAGATACATCACCATCAGCGCCCCGACAGACAACCCGCCGTTCCATATCCCAGACAGATACCCAGCAGACCACACCAGAAGCATCACGTTGCTGAACATCCAGAGTTGCATTGCCCCGCGATGATTATGTTTCAGGTTATTGATAAGTGCCCCTGCAACGCTGATGATGCTCCCGCCAATAGCAAGGCAAGCCCCTATCTCTGCGAGCATAGCAACCTCCTGGTTTCAAGTCTTGCATTTTCACAGTTATACCTTTGTGCTCTGGTTATCGCAGCATTCCCATTCATCTGCATCGCTTTCAAAATCCCAGATCTTGTTTTTTCTGCATCTCCATATGGCACTACCACACCAGCATCTCCAATCAATTCCGGCAATGCATCCCTATCGCTCACAACAGGAACGCACCCGCATGCCATTGCTTCCAGAACGGTCATGCCGAAACTTTCAGTGCGTGAGAGTTGGCAGTATACCTTGGCGTTCTGCAATGCTGATATGAGTGTTCGATGCGAAACGTTTTTGAGAACCGTTGCTTCCAGTCCAGCCGTTGCCTGCTCGAACACGCCGATGCCTTTAATGTGATAGGAGAGGGGGTAATCACAGTATGCTGTGAGAACGCCGAATTTCTGCGGGGAGGGGTGGAACTCCGATGAATCAACCCACCCGGGAATTACCGTGGCGTTCGCTTCCGGAACCAGCGCCAGTATTCGTTTGCGGTATGCCTCGCTCGTGCAGATACAGTTTGAGTTCCGCAGTATCCAGCGGGTTGCAGCACCGCGTATAATGCTAACCTGGTTTCCGTATCCCATACCGGGGTCATTGCAGACTTCCCACCCTCCGACATTGACATAGACTGGTTTGCCAAATAATTTCGCCATTATGACAAATGGGATTGCCGGGTAATCCGCGAACCAGATCCAGACGGCATCGGAAGATTTGACGCACCCGTACTCCATGAACGCTTTCACAAGATACGACGGAGCCTGGAGAAACGACGTTGCGTGTTCTGACAAATCAAATTTAGCCACCAGACAATCTTTCTCCAGAAGTTCGAGGTTCTGGCGGATGAACTGGGATTTCAGGTTCCCTACGAAATACACTAATACCATTGCGACCCCCGAACAAACTTCGCAATTAGCGATGTGACTGTCTGTACTGATACCAATGGGTTGATTGTTGCAGATTTCGCAAGGTATCCCAAACCTTCAGCACTTCTCCCGCCGTGAATGGCATCCAACCCCCCTTTCGCGTAAACGGCAGAATACTCGGCACTTCCAGCACCGTGCTTATCGAGGATGTATTTGTATTCGTCTATATACCCGCACAGGTTTTTGGTGCTCTTCGCTTCCGGGTAGACTTTCGCTGTTGACAAAGGTAACGGGATATAGTCTGCGGAGTACCCGGCTTTTAAAACCCGTATCCAGTAGTCAAGGTCCATAGCAAGATGGAGATGCTCGTCCATACCACCAATGTCATCTACAATTCGTTTCCGCATGAACACCGACGGCTGGAACACATTGCATTTGCATTTCGTGAGGTCTTGTAGGGATATCTTGCCGCAGTGGTAGTAATTTCGGGATTTCCCACTCTCATCGGTAATAATCCCATCGCCATACACCATATCGGTTTCCGGGTGGTTCTCGAAATACGATACTACCAGATTGAGGGTGAGATCGAGATAGGTATCGTCTGCGTTCAGGTATGCTATGATATCCCGGTTGCACCCATTCGCCATAGCAAACCCTTTGTTGATGGCGTTGGATTGCCCGGTGTCCGGCTCGGATATCCATTCGATATTGTATTCTCCAAGAATATCGATGGTGTTATCGGTAGATCCACCGTCAATGACAATATGCTCTGCATACGGACTCACAACACTCTCGATGGTTTCTTGGATAAACCGCCCGGAATTCAGCGATGGTGTGATAACAGAAACCAGCGTCATTGCATCTTCTCCCGCAGCTCTGCATAGAGCGCATATCGCCCTTCCATCCAACCTGCCTTGTATGAAACCAGATCCATCTTGTCATGCCCGCAATGTTTGAACGCCTGTTCGACATCACCTACCATAGCGGAACTGACACCTTTTGCAAGCAACCGCAACCCGGCTTCACGATTGTTACTCACTCGCATTGACAAACGATTTCACCTTCGGCTTGATGTCGCAGAATACTTCGGGATTGTATTTCATAGTGCAATTCCTACCCCTTGCTCCGCATCCCCACGAACCTGTAGCATCCTTGGTGTAGTTCGGGCAGATCATTCTCTGCACCACCAAGGGAACTCGCAGGCTGGAATACAATCTTTCCCGCAGCAGGAACCGATACCGTCTGCTGGTATACCTACAGATTCTCGTCTGGTGTCGTTCCAGTATGTAGGAGTGACAACTGGCGTGGCTTTGACGGGGGGTGCGGTGGTTGCGGCGGCTACAATTACTTTCGGTATTTCTGTGGTTACGTTTTCAGCGGCAGTAATCTTCGCGGGTTCTGTGATGGTGTGCACAATAGGAATCGTTGTGGGCGCCATTTTTATCGCTTCGTCTGTTGGCATAACAGGCTGCAAGAAATTTGATGCCGAGACCAGTAATACCGCAGCCGCGATAGCCACGCCAATAATCAGCAGGTCTTGTTTCGTTGTAGAATCGTCACTCATATCCCAAGCAGCCTCCTGATAACCTGCTCCATGCTCTCCCCAAGTTTCCTTCTCCGTTTCAGAGCGTTCTTTGTCCCTTTGGAAACCCAGATGGTTGTCCCGTCTGCTCTTTTCACACATTACTATAGAAAATCAATAGTATTAAATGCTTTTCAATCTCATATCAGCATATGGGAATGTGCAAGGAGATATATGATACTGATATTGACAACGTAGATTTCGTTATCGATCTTATGTGGTACCATGGGAGATACCAGTTTTCAGAAACGGAACTGAACAGGATGAAATTAAAAGAGAATCTGAATGGGTTGACAACCGTGGCTGTCTATCGCGGCGTACTCAGTCAATGAAACTTCTGGACTACGGTAGACACACTCATCTTCCCGAGGTTCCCGGTTTCATTGAGTCCGTTCCGCAGGACTCTGGCATCAAACACATCCACCATGATGTTGTCCATATTCTCGAAGTCTTTACGAACTTTTTTGGATATTATATCGTCCATGCGCTTTTCCAGTTCGATAAGGGTCATAAGGTGTCTCCCGCCGGGCCAGCGATACAAGAACTCATCCATGTAAAATAGTGTTGTATTGTTAGATATATTACTTGCGCTTGCGGGAAGTAGATTTTTTTGATGAGGGTTTGGCTGCTGCGGGCTTGCGCTTGTACTTGGCAGGGGTTGTGAAGGATTTGGCAGCCCTGCCTTTTCGTCCGAGGAACCCCATGTCGAGTCCCATGTTGAAGGTTTCGATAAAGGCGGATCGGCGCTTGCGGGTGAAGGGGGATTCGCCACCGGCTCCACCCCATGGGAGACCTATGGGTGGTATTGGGGGAGGGGGTATGTCTGGCTCCCCGCCGCGTATCCAATGGCTACCCCCACCTCCACCTCCGCCACCTGTAGGTACAATAGGACCGGGTATTCTTGGAGTAGGTATGTATGGTGCCGGGGTTGTCGGCGCAAATGGTTTCTCCGAAACAGGTATGGTTGGCGAAATCGGGAACGGGGCGAACGGTGTATCTACAACCTGCCGCGTCACCTGCTGGGTGGCAGTCCTTGGCGATTGGATTGGTGTCACAATTGGTGCAGGTTGCTGGATTGTACCAGAGAACGGGTTTTGCTGTTGCCTATTTCCAGGACCATTCTGTTGCACCGGGATCTGCGGGTTGCGTGAAATCTGCGGATTAATCTGCGGCTGCAACTGAACCTGCGTCCGTACAACGGTTTGTATTGGTATCTGCGATTGCATGGATGGCTGTACCTGCGCTTGCATTGGAGATTGACTCACAGACTGCTGCGGTATGTTTATTGGAGTCTGCGCGGGAAGTTTCACTGCAGGCTGTGCTGACACCCTTGACACGCTTCTCTGTTGTTGCTTGCTAAACCACGTAGCCACATTCTTTTTAGAGGATTTGCTTGCAGATTTGGGCTGTTCTTGTTCGAAGGTGAATGTTCCCTTTCTCTGTCTCATCGCATCACGGAGGTAATCAATCTGAACCCCTTTGTACCTGAACGACTTACCAGCAGACGTTTCTGCAGGAGTGCGCTTATTACCTTCGAGTACTCCTGTAAGAACCTCTTCAAATCCGTCAAATTTAACAGGCTTTGTGAATGTTTTCTCCGTGGCACTTGGCAAAATATTTTCACGGACCGCCGCTTCTGTGACGGGTTTCATTCTTGCAGCAGTCGCTTTCTGTCCGATAACAACATCCATCGCAGACTTATACGATGTCGGGGTTTTGATTGGTCCTTTTGTGACAACCATCTCAAGCATCTGCCCACTCATAGGGGAACCGCCATACCCGAAACCAGCACCTGTTGTTCTCCCGATACCTTTGGGTGTTCTCGGAGATCCTATTGATATTTCACCAGGGAACGGAGAGGGTAGTGCGGGATTCCCCCATGACATTGCGCCTACTCCTGCCGGGTTTTCTCCGGTAAGAATCATATCAGCCCGCAGGGATTCGGTGGGAGACGGCTTGTACTCGATTCCCGGAACCTTCGCGGGATCTCCCCATGTTTCGAGTTGCCTTCTCTCCCAGAATGTTGCCGTCTGCGGTGATGGCTTCTGCGAATACAATCCCATGTCTTCTGCTAATTTGTCAATGGAAAACTTTGCCGACGTTGCTCTCTCGTATTCGCCGGGGCCAGCAACCCCTCTTGCCCTCGCCTGCTCGAACGGGTTGATATTTTTCTCCGATGTCATAACCCGAGTCAGTGGGTTTATTTCTTCCGATGGGATGAGATTGATTTTTCCGAGATCGGGGGTTGTTTTGATTTCTGATACAGGAGCTCGGGTTTTTCCTACGATTATGTACGGTTCGGCTGCAGGGGTGGTTTGTGGGATGCTGTATCTCCACGATTGATCTGCCGTGAGATCGACAATACCAAGGGGTTTCCCTTCGAGAGCTTCTTTTCCGGTAAGCGGCCTTTCGGTTGTCCTGAACCCGACATACCCCGCGTCAGCCGCCCGGAGTGCCGCGTATCCGGTCGCCCCACCATACACGAACCCTCCAAGTTCCGGCAGCACCTTCCCGATATTCACCGTAGTCCGTTCAGGGGTGGCGGTCAGCCCCTCGCTCGCCCCATAATAAGTTGCTCCGATCATAACCGCAGGGACACCATAATGCATTATTCCAGCACCTATAGCCGCTGCCGTTGGGTGTGCTGTCCCGAAAGCGGATGTGGCTGCGGCTATTCTCGGGGTTTGCATGATGGTCCCGTATACCTCCCCAGCGCCCATGGTCACGATACCAGCACCATACGCCGTCAGGATCTTCTCTGGTCGCGTCGATAGAGTGTATCCAGTTCCATAGACGATTTTCTCTGGTATATACTGGAGTCCCTGCCTGCTTTCAACCTGCATCCCATAGGTATCAAGTTGTTCCTTGCTGAACCCGAGTTTTTCCCGTATCACCGACCCGGCCCCAGCACCCCATTTGGAGTATTCCCCATAGTCGTACGTAAGGTCGGGATTGACAATCAGCGAACCCCCTTGATACTTGGTGTAGCCTTTCTCTACCCCGGATTTCATGTAGTCTTCGTACCCGGTTCTCGCGGTTTCGTATTTCGTCTGGAACGCCACGGCTTCCGGGTTAGTAGAATCAATGAGGATTCTTCCCTGCGAATCCACCCCATATTTTGCAGCACCTTGTTCTGATAGCCCCTTGAGTTCGGACGACCTTGCTCCCATACCAGCAATGTAGTCAGCCTGCCCGGGATCGGTTACTCGCATCCTGTCTGCTACCGGAGTCCAACCCACCATCGCAGGAAAGAAATCAATAACAGAACCTATCGCGCCCTTTATGACGTCCGGAGATTTCTCACCCCAGAGAGCGTACCCGATAAGACCACCGCTGTACCCACCAAGAATTGCCTGATCGTACTTTGAAAAACCCGGCGCTCCTGACCGTTCCTCTGGTGAACTTGTAGACATGAACGGAGCAGGAAGTTCCCTGTCTGATACGGTTCCGAAACCCGCCACGGTTTTCCCGCCAACCAGCCTGTCTGATGTTTCCGGCATGCTCACATCAAACGTCGAACCAGTCAGCCCGGTCTCATCCATATACTGCGCCGCTGGTTCGCCCGGACTCATCGTCCATGGTATTTTTGCCCCGGGGATAGACCCCTTTGTCGATGCTATCGGCTGCACATAATTGGCAAGATTGTTCCAGTTCCCATATCGGGATATCGCGTCGTTTGGTTCGAGGAGGTTCCCGTTCAGTTCCCTAGAGAACCCGCCATATGCTTCCGCCCCGGCTTTGGAATGGGTCTCCATATACGATTTCGATACCGGGGTCATCTTCCCTATGTCAGACTGGGCATAGGTGTGCTCCTTGTCCCAGAGGGATTCCCCGAACGAGAACATTCCCGACTGTAACGAATTCCAGCCCCCTCCTCCTACAAGACCATAGACGTTGTGGGTTCCCATCTTCTGGTAGACCCCGAACTCTCCGGTCTGGTAATCTATTGCAAGTTTGGAATCGGCTACTTTTACCCCCTGGTATCCCCCGACCGCCATGTAGATGTCAACGTCGTCTACAAACTGGGAACCCTGCGGCATTCCCGCTACCATACCAGAACCTACAAGCCTCGTAGGAATGGTTGACCTATCCGGGGCATCGGTGACAACTGCGTTGTACCCTTCGCTGTATGCTGTTCCCCCGAGAGTTTTCCCTACCGTTCCGCCAAGTCGGTTTACATCCCATGCGATCCCAGCGGCGGAATTGGGATCGAACGGGTTTTTTGATGAGCCGTAATTATATGAATATCTGGTCCCGCTGCCAACACTCCCATACCTGTTCGCCTCATACTGCCCAGTCAGCGCAAGAAACTCCGGTGACGGGTTCTTCATATAATATTCATGGACACTCTGTTGCAACTGCGCCCCGTATATCCCCTTCATATCTTCAGGAACCGAAGACGGATTGACAGCAGCAGGATTGTTGAAAATGTTATACCGCACCTGCTCACGCTGGGCATCAGTAGCACCATACTGCTGCTGATATTCTGTAGGGGTGAGGTAGACGGCCTTGCCCTGCTGGTTGGCGGGATCTGTCAAACCCTGCGTGTTCCAGGTAAGAATCAGGTTGTTCTGTGTTCCACCTTTGTAGACCTGCTCGCGCTGGTATTGCGAGAGCTGCCCGTAATCCTGCGTCGCTGGTGATACCGCAACCGGAGAAAGCACCGGGAGGTTGTTCGACATGTACGCCTGGTTGACAAGTGCCGCTTGCTCTGCGGTCTGGGTGTTTAGCGATACTGCAGTAACCGCTAATTGGAGTTCTTCGGGAGATGCCATTAAAACAAAACCACTTGATAAGGATTACGGATACAAAAGAAGATAAATGTTTGTTATAGAAAAAAGGTGGTGAGTAGTCTTGCTATGATAACCAGCGACCCGAACGCGATCCCGCCAATCAGCACCTTGATACCAAGACCATTCAAAAACTTCGAATCGTTTTCGTCTGCGGTAATCGCCATCTGCATTTTCTTGCCAGCAAATTCGTTGTCTTTTAAATCCGTAGGCAGCGACCCGTCAACCCGCACCCATTCACAAAGGGACTCGTGTTTGACTTCATCGCAGGCGATTTTACCTGCAAGCAGATACCGCTGGAATTTCGAATAGGAATGAATCTGGTCGGTCGGGTTTGCTTCGTTCCAGAGTTCAGACACCGATTCTATGGCTTTGTGCTGTCTGGAATGCGGGATGGTCCAGTTATCGGTATCGATGATGATATCGACAGGAACCCCAGCGCATATTACTGACGGGTTCCGTTCCCACTCGCCATTCTGCAATGCCCTGGCGATTTCAACATCCTTATTGACTCCCCCGAAACGGTATACGAGCGCGTGGAGGAAATCGATATGAACTCCGTCATATGCCGTGGGGTAATAGAAAACCCATCTTGATATCTTTCCGAGTAATGGAATATTGTCTTTCGGGAGAATGTATTGCGCCTTTGAATAATCAAAGATACATTTCGCTGTCCTTTCTGCGACCATCTCCCCACGCAAATCCGAGTCGAAGATGAACGCAGCGTTCCCCCCGTTCTTCCATTCGTAGTATAATCCATGGAATGGGGTAAGCGGCTTCCATCTGGCGAAATGGTGGATAAGAGCCGATACGATTGCCAGTACAACCAGTAGTATCCAGCCCCAGATGTATATCTGGAACCCGATTACCGGGTCTGTATAATTGAATATACCATTCAGAAAAAGGACGGGCATTCTCATCCTCCTTTCAAAGGTACAAACCACGCCGCAATCACCATCACCAATGCAAACATCGCACACGTCCCGAATATCATATACTTCTCCATAAACCCGGGATCTCTCCTGCGTATCCTGAAATCTTTGCTTTCCTCGATGACATCCCCGCCAAGATGTGTCGCAGAATCACCAAGAGGGAAATACTTGCGGAATTTCGTGGGGTTGAAAATATTATACGCCGGGTAGAACAACCCGTTCGGATACAGCGAGAACAGGTTGCTCCTCCCGTGCTCATCGTATGACGTGTAATCGATGATAGGTTCGGCTATTTCCGGGAGTTTGGTGGCAGACCCGTTTAATTTGCCAGCGTCGTAATCTGCCATCTTCTCATTGTTAAGTCTGGATTGGTTCTCGTTATATTCGTCGCAGTTGTAGGTAAGCGCGATCTCGGATATGAAATCGCGGGTAACATGGTAATCCTCGCTCACAACCAGCCCGGGGTTTCCACCTACAATAATCCTCGCCATCGGGGATTTGTGATACCACATCTCAATCGCCTGGTAATCTGGCATACTGATGACATTATCCTTGATTTGCATACAGTCGATGGTAAGACGCTGGACCCGCGAGATGACCCAGACCTGCACATCTTCCTTCGACATCTTCTGCATGGATTCCACCCAGCCATGTATTGATGCCAGCCTCCCGACTTTCCTGAAATAGTAGACGTTCACCATGATGGGTCCGAACACTATAACGGCAATCGTCAGGAATACCCAGAGCGGAACACCGAGTAGCGGAGACCAGTCGAGAATGGGGTTTATCGCCATTCCTGATGGGACTGCAACCTGCTCTGCTGCAGAGACTATCGGTTCTGCGATGATGTCTGCCATTACCTTCTCCTGCCTACAAACGGCAGCATATCAAGCAACCCGAACGAAGATTGCGGGACGCTCGGGTACCGCATCTCCTGCTTCTGCTGGGAGTGGGTGGTGATCATCGCACCGACGCCTGTTAAACCAGCGAGAGGCACATCACCTTTCGCCACATACGACCTTAACAGAAACAGGAACTCCTGCATACGGGATTCCACGATGGCTTTGCAACCCTGCGAGTTCGCCCTGTTAATCAGGAACTTGAACTTCCTGTTAATCTTCTCGATATCGTAGGAATCGATACCTGGAATCCTGGCAACCGCATCTATCGCTGCTGACACCGACAGCCCCCACTTCTGCCACTCTTCGGCGTTCTTCGGCATGTTCTCGATTTCGAAGATGGCTTGTCGAACCTGCGCCGCTTGGTCGTTTGGTCGCTGGTTCGCCCACATGTCGCCAGGATAAGTATATCCCGCCTGCTGCTGATCCTCATACGCCTGCTGTTCGGCCATCTCCTGCTGGTATTGCTGGTTCTGGGCTTGTGCTTGGCGGTCTCCGTACCCCATCATTTCCCTCCTACGAATGTCGTGGTATCGAGAATCGTGAACCTGGTATCAAAAGCAAACCGTGATAGCTGGAACGTCAGGATTGCCCTCACCGTCTGCATTGCTCTGCCCGGTTCCTTGTCCCGCGTCAACTCCGCCCACGCCCTGTTCGCACCGAGAAAGGCTTCGTTCAATGCCTTGTCGTATTCTCGTGTCCCCATCTGCCTAGTAGTTTCCTGCAACGTTGATACCAGTTTACCCACCGCCTGGCACGCAATCATCGGGTCATCAGAATACGCCTTGTCGAAAAGTTTGCCATTGATTTCCCGAAGGTTGATTGCAACGGTAGCCTCCTTTTTGGATACCCCAACTGCCCGTTCCTCGTCAGTATCAAGGTTGATCACGTCGAGACTCATCATTTATCACCAGACATATCCCGGAATATCCTGTCGGCTTTGTATGGAGATAACCCGGTCTTTTTGGTAATCTTCGCATAACTCTCCCCTTCATTGACCATCTGGAGGACGATTGCCCCGTGCGTAGTCAATTCCTCCTGATACTTCTTGTCACGTTTCGACACGCCTTTCTTCCGGTCCTGCTCACTGACATTTGTAGTGAATATCAGGTCGTCGGCGGCATCTTCACGGAGTTTATCATACTTCTCCATATAGTGCTCGTATCCCGGAAGGATATCCGGAGAATACGTCGTCCAGAAATCAATCTGTTTGCCTTTGACCGCGATCCTGTGTTTGTATTCCGAGGTCTTCCCGACAGTGTTGATTTCGATGTTGTTGATTTTTACCAGGTTGAACCCGTCGTCGTGGTAACTACGGAATACCCGCGATTTCGCTGTGACTAGTTCTCGGATTTGCTTGTCGATTTGAGTTACGACTGGCACGTTGATCTGCGTGAACCACCGCTTTGTACGGCATGTCTGGTAGATTTTTGTGAGGTTGCGGTTCGACAAGGTTGCGAACTCCCTCGATCCAACAGCCACACCCGCATCATCGATGATAACCGCCGCGAATTTCGGTGCTCTTGCCAGCAGTTCCGTAACTCCGCCCGTATCCTGTAGCATAACGCAGTACTCGAGGTTGAAGAACTCGTGGGGGTCAAGCCCAAGCCTGTCGCCCGCTTCAATGGCGTATCTTGCGGCGAGATAACTGCACGATGTGGATTTGCCAGTGCCGGGTTTCCCGTCCATGGTCATCCGGTAATCCTGTTTCGATTTGCCTAACGTAAGGTTACAGACATAATCAATGAACCCAGATGGGGGAAGGGGGAGTTCGCTGTCAAGAATGAGTTTGCTGATTCTCCATTGCCTGCTGGTCGCCGAACCGTTCTGCGGTCCGAGATCCGCATACCCGTCGAAATACAATTCAAGCAGGCGGTGGCTTTCGAGTCGCGTCCGCATCTCTGGCGACATCTTCGATACGTTGCGGTAATTATATACCTCAAACGCTGACATCAGAATCCGCCAAAGGATTTGTTCGTCCACTCCATGACATCAGTAAGGTTCGACATCATTTCGGAAATGACGTTGATTGATGCCGTGACTTTGGTGTTTCCCGGTTTTTCCTTCTCTTCTGCATATTGTTTGAATAACCTGGCTTTGACTTCACGATCTGGATAGTGGGCGATGTAAGCTGCGGTGCCGGCATCAACAGTTTTTATGAGATCCGGAGACTCCCGCATCATCTTCATGTATTCGTGGGCTTCGAAGAGAAGAAACGCCGAATACATCACGTTGGGGTTTCCGCCAAACTTTTCAGAAATGTTGGAAATAGAAGTGCTTTGCTCAAAAACGTCCATATTTATTTTTTATGCGGTAGAAGTAGATATAGATTGTTTATAATAATATTGTGGGATTATATGGTTATATTTAAGAAAAGGTTGGGTAGTCGTCAGACATCTGGGTTCGCCTCCGGGCAGGTTTTCCATTCTCTCTGTAGTCTGCACCACTGTTCGAATGGAGCAACCATACCCCCACCCACAAGGGGGCATCTTCGATTTTTGTAGCAATCGCGTTCAGTGTAGTCGTCAGACGTCATTAACATCGTCAACCACCGGAAGATTTGCTTCGAAAGATCCGCATCCCGCATTGTCAATGAAGTGATAGTCCTTCGGTGATATTTCTTGATAAAGAACGGTACAATACACCGTTTCATAGTCATCATCCCTCCTAAACAAGTGAAGTCCTCGGTGAGATGTCCATTTTGAATGTTTGCAATTGAAACAGTTTTCGAACTTCATCCTTCAATCACCTCGTCTTTCCCAACATCGAAATCCCCGCAATACAATCCCGCCAGCATGTTATCCGCCAGCGTGGTTCTCCCGAGAGCGTACATGTACCGATTATTATTATCGAAATCCCCTACATGCAAACTGGCTGTTTTGAGATAAGCCAGTATCTTTTTTCTTGAAAGTGGTTTGTCTGCCATTTTAGTCACCGTTTTCATATAGCATCTGCGAGTTCACGCTTCCGGAATCACATACGCAATCGCCTGCGACGGGTTCAGATAGTTCTTCCACGTTTCAGCATATTCCCACGTACCAAACCGGACTTCCTCCCCGTCTGTCAGTGTCAGCGTGATATTCTCCCCGCGATTCACAGAAATCTGGAAGTCCTGCAGGGTGAACGGTCTGGTTCCGGTTTTACCTTCAACAACATTATACAGCGGGTCCATCCAGATCCACCGTTTTGTCTTCCTGTCGTATATCTCCATGGTGGTATGCCCGCCTGCTGTAAGCATACCATCTGCTGGAGCCTGCCACAAATTGATGCGCCTTGCGATGATGTTGTTATCGTGTGCTAATTTCACCATGAAATCCGTCTGCGCATCGCACTGGCCTTCTCTCTGGGTTTTGAACAGATCTTTCATTGCGGAGAAGTCATCGGCATCACCGACCGGGGTTCCCCAGACCGCAGGATCTATTTTCGGCATGAACGGGATGTCGGTGTTGGTAATTGTGATGAATGTACCATTTCCGGATCTTGTGCATTCAACGAAATGGTTCCCGATCTCTTTTCGCACGGTACCGTCATTTGCAAAAGAGAAAACCGCAGTCCCTTCAGGATAGAAATACACGATAGATCCATTATCCGAAGACACCATTTCCTTGATGTAAATGTCTGAAAACGGGAAATAGAAATCAAAGCGGTCTGTCTGGTATGATATTACCTTTTGCGGAAATGGGGTCAGGGATGCAAAAAGGGATGCAAAAATAGCCAATCCAATTGCCACTATCACCAAGCCGAAACAAAGAGATAAAACTTTTACGTATAGTATCTGCCGGCTCATCACAACGGCCTCGCGTATTTCCATCTTCCATCAAGATATAGTAGTTGATGAACCACTTGGTGGCAATGCATACAAAGCGTTGCCACGTTATTATCATCATCAATCGGGCCATTGGGAACGATATGATGCAACTGGCTTATACCATAGCCGTTGCTGCTGGAACCATAGCGGTTAATCTGACCGCAGATTGCGCACACTCCTCTATCCCGAGTTTCGAAATGCAATCTATCAGCAGGAGAAAACTGTTTCTTGTTTGAATCTTTCAAAGTGCGGGGGACTTCGTTTACAAAAAATTTCAGAGAATCCCAATCAAACTTTCGGGTTTTACAAGGCTTTATTTTAACGGAGTTGATTTCGCGCAGTTTTTCGTAGTCTATAATTTTTATCCCCATCGGTTTCCTTATAGAAACGCGCGGCATTATTTTTGACATCTCGTCCCTATGGTACCAACGATACTCTGGATCATTTAACAGCTTGATATCAGTCATTTTTCACAACCCGTTCTCTCTTTGCTTTGTAAAACGTACTTTCGTTGTACCCACAGATCCTTGCAGCCACCTTTTCAGGAACCCTGAACTGCTCCATTGTCTTCTGTATCTTCTCCCAGTCTACGATAACCCTCGGTCTTCCCATAGGTTTCCCGGACTTTGAACCGAACTTCCGAACCCTGTCCAGACCCCATCTGGTGCGTTCCTGTGTGTGCTTCCTCTCCATCTCTGCCCCAACAAGCATCCCTGCAAGAACCGTGAGCTGTACTTCGGGAGGTATCTTATTCAGGAACGCTTCGTGGGATGACAACGAACTGATGAGTATCCCCTCCTTCTCAAGCCGGATGAGTTCATAGATACTGTCTTTTGCATTTCTTCCCAGTCTTGAGAATTCGCTGAACATGATTTCAGTAACCTTGTCTTTTTTCTTATCCGAAATCCTGTTCACCATCTGCTTGTAAACTGGCCTGTCGTGCGGATTGACCCATCCGGATATTCCATCATCAACAAAAATTTCAGTGATGCCCATATCACGCATCAGTTTAATCTGGGACTCCGGGTCTTGCTCAATTCTTGATACCCGCACATACCCGATTTTCACCATGCTCTTACAAAACCCCCTTTCATACAGTTACTATGGCTGCAACAATACATATACTTATCGCATCTTAACAACCGTGCGTTAAATAAGGTATGTTAATAGAAAATAAAACAGTCATATTAGCGTTTGGCTGCCAGTTCCAGATCGGTCTGGTATGGTTGGACTTTGCTGAACTCTGCAAAGATCTGCAAAAATAGAATTACTATCTTCTTCCCCATGGCGTATCCGTCATCGGGTTCCACGCTCTTTGCACCGGGCGTCTCCGCTTCCGGACCTTGGGCTTCCGGTTCTCCAGGGCACCCATGATCTGTTCGGCTGCAGGAAGAACCCGGTAATATGTCGGATGTTTCTGCAAATGGTCGATGGCGGTTTGCTTGGCAACCTTGCGGTCCTTCGTGTGTTCGAGTTCGTGCCGGGTACCGGCTGCGAGATCGGCATTGGAATAACGGGGTTTACGGGCGGGGGGTGGCATTAGGCATTTCCTCGTGTTTTTCGTCTCATGGTTTCACCTCAAATATGCAATATTATGCAAAATCTGGTCCCGACATTTATGCAAAATCGGGGAATCTGCAAAAATGCGTTCAATAATTCTTCGTTCTGCAATTTACCGGGCGCGCCCTGGAATGGTGGCGGTACCGGACCGGGACCGGGCGTTTGTAACCCTTGCCTGGCGTGACCTTAACCATATGTCTGCGGATAGCTGGCATAAAGAAGAATAGCAATTAACAATGATAAAGGTTTGTGGGAAAAATTGGAATTTGAAAAAAAAATTCCGGGAATAGGCCTATATGGTAGTGGTCTATTGGTTCTGATACTCCGTACTGTGATCACAGTGTTGCTGTATTGAGCTGCAGCACTTAACCGGTCCTGCGCTTAATCTGGTATGTTGTCCCATAATTCCCGGTTCGCACTCCATTTGTTTGTGTGAATATTTTTTCGACCGTGTTTTTCTAAAAAGCGCTCATAGACTAAACTCTTGCATGCATAGGTATTTTTTTCGTGCAAATTAGAAATTTTTGTATTATTAGGAATTTTTGACTGTCAACATATGACCAATTGGTGACAAGACCGGGATCGTTCATGCGGCACCATTCACTAGAGAATTTTTAAAATTTCTGAAAATTCCGCGCGATCACTGTATTAGAGCACTTTTTGAGACTTGCAATAGTGCGTATATATGTAATATGGTATACGGTACCCTATTTCAGCGCTGTACAGTATCTGTACACATGGGGTATTGGCATGTAATACGGAAACTATATAACATGATAATGAGATTATGTATTATCCCAAAATGGAGATGTGAAAGAAATGGGCAGAATAACAAAAACCGAATACCCCGAATGTGGCAAGGTCGTATTAGACGATATCACAACCGGGATTATGATTAGCACTGAACACTATGAAGAGCTGATCGCGCTTGGAATGAATGATGAAAAGATGTTTGAGGGATTGAGGTATTGAGTATGTCTAAAGTATATTCTGTTAATGTCATGGATATGACAAAGGACGATATCCTTTCCACCTTTATGATCGCTCCGGTTATCCGGTCAAGGCAGATTATAGAAGCAGAGAAAGGGCGTATTGGCGGAATGGCGGTTGTCCTTGACTGTCCGGAAGAAAGGGCACGGGCGATCATTGAAGTTATCCGGAGCAAATACGGAAAGAATGAGTTCAGATGTTACGAAGGAAAGAAGAGGGTTTGAGTATGTCTAAATCGCAGGTAATCAACTTCAAACTATCCGGAGGTAACCGGTTATTCTTTGACCCAAACAAAGAGTACCAAATGCTTATAGATTCTTTCGGATATGTTGCGTTTATTGATAAGGAGTCTGGAAATTATCTTCCAGTTGGATTTAGGGAAGTGATCTAATCATGAAAAAATGCACCACATACACAATAGGAAAAACCGTCATAAAAAAGGAGTATGACGAATATTCCGAATATGACAATTACGGGAAATTCACCAATGATATTGGACCCGGCGTATATGTCCGATCGGAGAATGAATTTTATGAACGACTCCCGGCAGAAATGGAGCGGGATTCTGACGGTACATTCATCGGAAAGGGAGTGCCGGAATACATAACATACTCCCGGGAATATTCCGGGATTATCCCGGAGAATCATATCCCGTTTAACCCTAAAGACTGGAGCCATGTATCACGGAAAGATAAATCAGAAGTTATCAAGAAGTACGGCAGTCTAAAGAATGCTTCGTACGCGTATGCTCTTGAAGACTGCCGGAGACTTGAAGCACTGAATAACGGTGAATGGTCTTATCTCACTGTCTCCGTTGAGACTGCGATCACTACAGATACGGGAATGTCTGATTGTGTCTGGAATACAGTTGGTGGAATGGAGTCTGACGGAAACAAAGAATATTTCGATGAAGTTATCCGGGATTTAAAATCCATGAACAAATCAGAGCTTCTTAAAATGGGATTCTCTGAAAAAGAGATTGACGAATCCTTAAACAATGCTGAAGAAAAAGGAGACTTCTAAACTTCGCAGAATAACGGTTCTGCGATAAATTTGAGGAGTTGAAAAAATCATGGCATACACAAAAAGACAGATGGAAGATTACCAGAGAATTGAGAATAAATTATCCGAAGTGACCGGAAGACATACCGATGAAATGCGCACGGTATTAAACAGACTGCACCGGTATGAAACAACCTTACAGCGCATTAACGAAAATGACTGTAATGGACATCCAAGAATGAAAACAGAATGCCGTGACGGCAAGATGTACCGGTTTGAAGTGGAAGATCAGAAATGGGCAGAACGTGACGCAAAAAAAGAAAAGTCAATCCGGGAAAAAGTCACGGCATTGTTAAAACCGTACAATATAGAGGTGCGGTTTAACGGAGACCCAAGAGGGGGAGCTATTCGTATGTTGTTACCCGACCACTCTTCTAATGGATGGGATGGGGAAACATGGGGGATTTATTGGTGAGGTGTGAAAGATGGCGCAATTCGTTTTAAAAATCAATCTCGGTAATGAGGCAATGCAAACCGGATCAGATGTTTCACAGGCATTAAGAAGCATTGCCGATTTTATCCAAGATAACGGGAATATGGAGAGCTATTCACGGGATAATGGTTATCCGGGAAAATACGTTAAAGATGTAAACGGCAATTCTATTGGATTCTGGACGGTGGAATAACCATGCCTAACTTCGATGAAACAACAGGGATCAGATATGGTGTGATCTCTCCTCATTCAATTTCATCTTTTGCACTGGATGATATTTACAATAATGGTACAGATACCATTTGTGAATCCGGGAAACAAGAATTGTTAGACGATATAAAACAATTCTGCGAGGATCATTATCTGAAGTTCGACCGGATAAATACTGACTCATTTGAAGATCAGTATTACGAGCACTATGAGAATTCAGACGGTCAAATGGATTATTCCGATAATGAATATACCCTTCATGTATCCGGTGACAATTTCGGGATATTCGTTATGCGTTCACCGTACTATACATACTGCCGTGGATGTTCACCATGTGCGCCTGGAGCCGGGGATTTAGATTCACCAATGACATCATATGATGGGCCGATATCAACCAATTACGATAAGGCGCTATGCTTAGCCCCGGATTGGTTCGATAAAGAAGAATCCGAATATTCCCGTAAAATCCCGTACAGGGTTTTTAGGGTGGATAATGATCAAGAGGTAATCTAACCATGATAGTTGTTACCTGTAAACGAGAAAAACAAGTTTGTGATCTAACTGACCCGGATTTAATGCTTTTATCTGACAGTCAGGACATCCAAGCTGTAAAAGAATATCTCGGATCCCCGGAGTGGTTCGACTATGGGTGCCTATTCGTTAAGATAGACGATGGAGATTACTCTGAAATATACGGATGTGAATCTAATGTCCCGTATCTCCATTATTGGGTTGATACTATTGATACAGAATGGAGGGATCAACCATGAAAAACAAAAAAGCCTTATCCGGTTTATACCTCAAGTGCACCGGAAAAACAGTACACCAGGTAAAACCCATATCGATAAATCAACCGTGGTTTAGACCAAAAACCGATACAATTAGAACATTTATGAAATAATCCCTTTTCCTACTAGGGAATATGGTTCAATCCAGAAAAGGGATATGCCGGGATAAATCCCGGTGGATGTGAAAAAATCATGGCAAACATTGAAGTAAGCGGGTATTACCGTAAAAACGGAGTATTTGTGTCTGGATATTTCCGGCACGGATTTAAGCGCAGTGAGGATTTATCCCCTCCGGATAAGTTTATGACTGACTATTACCCTAAAGAGGATTGATCACCATGGAATACAGCATTCAGGGAGCAATTTATCTATTGCTTATTTCGATAATCACTATTGAAATGGGTATCATAACCATGATGGTGATGTGAATGAGAAGATGTGATGTAATAGAGCTCAAATCAAAAAAAGGTATTACGGTATGTGGTTTTAAGGATCGCCATAATTGCTGTATGTCTTCTATTGAGTGTTCGTACCAAATGACAAATCACAGAACCGGCACAAAGGAATTTAATAATAAGTGGTGGTGATCTCCATGGTATTACGACTTGAAGATATCGAAAAATCACCACTGAATAAACCTATAGAGCGTGCCGGTTCTATTGAAGAATTAAGAACCATGGCCAATGGAAAAACTCCGGTACCGGATAAACCCATATCTCCTGATATCAAGATCACACAAACAAAGAGCACTAGAGACCAAGAGACCACTATAGAAATAACGTCTCACGATATCACTGATCTTAAAATGATCTTGGAAGATATCGGATATCAAAGTACAGATGGATTAATCACAAAAATAAGATCAGCATTAAGGGACCTTAAAAACCGATAACTTTTTCCCGGCGATGATAGGGCAAAAATCCGGAGCTCTTGAGATCATACCATTGTATGAACCGGTCTCACATCTCAGAATGAAACCAATTCCATATATCAGCAATGCCACAAAAGGGTATTAATCGGAATGTTTGCACGTCCCTGATAATACCCAAAAACAAAATACTTTTTAGGTGATTATGTGACCAGGAAAAAAGGCTCTCTTGCTATAAGGTCCGTCCCAAAACATCTTGCCCTGAAACTCGGGCCCGACAACGTTGAAAAATTATGCAAAAAATTCGGGTATGTTCATATCCGTAAAAACCAGAACTGTCCACACTGCGGTTCCTGGAACGTCATATACCGCCCGGGTTCCTTCGACAGTCTGTGTATTGTATGCAGGACCGCTTTTGCAAAACAGAGGTGAATTATGCAAAAGCGTTCTGCAAAACAACCAGAATAAATACCTTTAAATGACATTAAGTGCCATTATGTATAATGACAAAACGATGCCAGTTTTTGAAGTACGTGTTTGATACAGAGGGACACAGCATTGCAAAATGCAACACTGTGAGCACCCCAACGAAATGCCCGAAAGACCGCCTTAAGTGTTGCGTGACGCGAACGTGCTGGCAGGTACAAACATGAACGCAAAACGAATAATCCTGATAGCGCTCCTGGCGCTCCTGATGTTCGCAGGTGCGGCGAGCGCGTATCGGTATTGCACTTGGAACCACGCGTGGCAAGGCTGGTATTGCGAATGCTGCCCGGGCACATTATGCCCGACTCCGACACCGACGATACCGCCAACCCCGACTGTATTGCCAACGGTTACACCAACATTCGTCCCAAAGCCTACGCCAACGCACAAGCATCCAACGCCAACGCCTACGCCGATACCAGCGTGTGAGTTCCCGTGGTGGTGTGAGGAATGAAAGCCAAGCTGCTGAAAAACGGGTTGATAAAAATCCATATCGAAGATGGGGATTCCTATAACCTCACTGATGATAACGGGGTTGATGTATGGATGACGGCAGAGCAGGTTGGACAGGTTGTGGACGCGGTGGCAAAGAAGCGGGAGGCAGTGCATGGGTGATACTGCGATCATATTTGACAGGGTCTTCTCTATGCCGAATAAAAACACCTTTGAGATGATCCCAGCAAGGGATTTCATATATGGATATCTTGGAAGATCAAACCGAACGTATGATCCGTTCTGTGGGTCTTCTAAAATTGCAGTATTCCGTAATGATCTTGCGCTGACCGGAAAGGATTCTACCGATTGGCTGATGTCTCTCCCATGTTGTTGTGCAGAATTGGTTTTGTTCGATCCTCCATATTCCCCCCGCCAACTAAAAGAGTGCTACAGTTCCATCGGGGCTTCGTTGCATGATACAAAATCATCCGTGTGGAAAATATGGAAGAGTGAGATCGCCAGGATAACCGAACCCAATGGAGTCGTATTGTCATTTGGTAATAACAGCATGGGCATTGGTAAAAGCAACGGGTTTAAGATGGAAAGAATACGGCTTATCCCGCACGGTGGAAACCATTATGACACCATTTGTACGGCAGAACGGAAGATCGCCGGAGCATCCCATAGCAGGGAGCGTGCGTGAGCGATGACCGAAGAACGCGGAACCAGCGAGAAGCACGACGGGAACCGGGTATGCCCGATAATGTCAAGCGGGTATTTCCAACCGTGTATTGAAGAAGATCGTATGGCGTGGAAAGATGGCAGATGTCTGTTGATTAAGGAGGTAGTAACAGCATGACAGCAAGCGAGCATCCGCAGCGGTGCGAAACGTGCGAGCACAGGGAAATTGTGCATAACTACGGATTAAATACCGACAGACCAAGATGCAAAATCACCAAATGGTTCTTGGATGCGTGTTCGCCCACAACAATAGAGCACGATTTTATTGATGTTGTCGGTTGCGCCAGTCACAGCAGCCAGCCGCAGCCAATCGTTATCAGACCGTCATTGATGCGATTTGCTGAATACATGGAGGCTGTTCTTCGCAGGAATGATAAAAAGAAGTCGTGGGAGAATTGCACCTATGAATATCTTCTGAATGGTATTGAGAGGGAAACAAAAGAACTGCGAGAATGTTTCTGGTATCCAGACGGAAGATCGGAATTGTTCGGGATTGTTGGAGATGATTTCCTTGTGAGCAACCGATTCACGGAAGATCAGGTTCTTTCAGAATGTGCCGATGTTGCCAACTTTGCAATGATGGTGTTCGACGTTCTGATGCAGCGGGAATACAAGAACGGTTGCGCCAGCCACAGCAGCAGCAGCCCCCCCGCACCCGCGCCGGATGATGGCGAGTTGTTCAGGCTGATCCGATGGGCAATATTATTCCGTGACAGGAACAATCGCCTTCCGACAGGGGTAGAATTAAGTCAGCAGTATTCCCACCCGGCACCCCCGGCACTGTCCCCCATTGAAGAAACGCTGGAACATCAACACGATCAGTACATGAAGCCCCCAGTGGACATTATCCCAGATATATCGGGGCTTCAGACATTTCCTTTTCGGTGCTGTTCAAAATGTAATGACCACGACCCAACATGCCACGACGAATGTGGAGCGTATAAAGTCGAGCACGATGCACAGGTAGCCAAAGCCGAGCGGGAGCGGGTGCTGGAGGAGATGTTTGAATTTATTGATTTCAATCACTCCTGCCCATTGGATTATGTGACATGCCAAAGAATCAAAAAATATGGAGAAGCCCTCCGTGGCGGTGAGCAGCCATGAATAACATATACAATGGGGAATCTGAAACGTGTCTAGATTGTAAAAGGTTTTACAGAGATACAGACGATGGCGCACCATGCGGTGTTTGCACATATCGTATCCGAGAAGCAGAATCCCTCCGTGGCGGTGAGCCATGACCCGCAGCCGGAACATCACACCGAGTATGCCGTATAAGGTCGGTTCCTTTGAAGTAACCGTATGCGTATTCAAGCGCGGTGAGTTCCGTCTTGATGACACGCTAATGGCAAAGGCAAGTCTTGGGTTCGACACCACAAAGGAACTGCTCGAATGGGCGTCTGATGCCGGGGTTGAGTTCAAATGACAATGTATGAAATGACAATAGACATCCCGGCAATTCACAAGCTCGTCCGATTCCATGAGAGTGACATCGAATCAGCACGAACAAGACTGAAAGATACGACTGACGATCTTATAGATGATCACTTGGTTTGTGCGGTATATGAGGTGGAACCATGACCCGCAGCCAGCGCAACATCACACCGGGCAAGGGGGATATCTCAACGTTTCTGGATTGCCCAGACCGGGAGGAATGGAATCACAAAAGATACTGCCATGCCTCGTGTGTCTACCGCGTGTCAATATTCTGTGTTGACGATCCAACGAACCCGGAACAACCGTGCTATAGGGGGTATGCCCGATGACCCGGAGCCAGCGCAACATTCCACGGATTCCGCCAACGGGAAGCAAAATAGAGCAGATATCTTGGTCAGAATTTTACCGGATATTTGGTTTTAAACCACCGCTGTTGAAAAGGATATATGGGTGGTTCCGATGACCGGCTCCGGCATGAGCGTACACGTAATTGGGGTATTCAATTATTTCCCAATAGAATGGAAGTCCGGTTTCCCGTGCTGTTCATATTTAGATAGGTGTACTGCATGTCCTTACAGAAAAGACGGCCATTCTCCTTACGGGGATACAACTGCGGTAAAGGGGTATCCATGACCCCCTCCGGCCCACTCGGGCGGGATGCGATGGCGTTCCGGGAGAAGATGGTGAAGTATCACGGTGAGATCGCCAGATTGATGGATGCTGCATACATCAACTGCGAAGAAAACGGGCAGGACAACGATTGTAAAGGCTGCCCCTTTGAAGACGACATCTATTGTGCCGTTGAGGAAATACGGAGTGCACTACGGATCGGGAAGCACGATTGCATGGTGCCGCCGTGCCAGTGTGCCGGGGATTGCGGAAAGGGGAAGGTGAGGGAATGACCACCCTTGCCGACTCCGTATGCCCAATGTTCGGTAACCAGTGCCGCCATCTCTCAATCGAGAGAACCCCCAGGCCATACACCGAGATTGAACGCGACGAACTCACCGGGTTATACAGACCGAAACGACGCGGGGTAAACATTGCCATCATCGGAGAATACTGCAACGACTACGGGAAGTATGTCAGGGATATGCACTACTGCCCGGTGAAATATTCCATGACGAAAGCAACGCAGCAACCTCTGAAGGAACTGGTTGATCGGAAAAAGAGGAAGGAAAAAGCGAGAGTAGAGAAGTTGATGGTGGGGTGCGTGGGATGGAGATAAAAAGAGCGATGGTAAAAACTGGTATTATCATGTCGCATGAATCGAACTCGATGGGATTGGCAGAATCGGAGCAGCGCGAACTTCTTGTCTGGTTTTGTAAGAATAAACCAGAACTCATAGGAGAGGTAGTTTGCATTCCAGATTGCGCGTTTTTGCAGGAGAATAAATAATGTACTGCCCAGAATGCACCTACGAAACCTGGCCGCTTATCTTCCAGGGACCAAACGGGCTGTGCCAGTGGGAGTATTGTACATACTGCGGGATTTGGTATAGGGTGATGGAATGAGCGGAAACATCAAACGATCCGAAAAGATCAGGAACTACATCGATGAGGTTCTATCTCCATGCAAACCCGGCACCGTCATTTTCACGCACGAGATCGCGTCTGCGTTATGCGACCGCCTGCATCATGGTGAATCCGTGCGGGATGTTGGGATAGCAATGAGGGAGCGGGATGATGTGGAGCTGATGTATACCGGGGCGTGGGTGAAGAAATGACCGTACCCAATAACTATTAATACTTCTAAAACTAATATAACTATGGAGGAACACAATGTCCTTTGCAGTAAACATTTCAATCGACAACATCAGAGAAGAGCAGCTTCGTGAAATCCAGGAGCGCAGGCCGGAAGTCCCACGCTCCGTTTCGGAGGCCATGAAGTTTCTCCTGTTCGAATACATGGAGAAAAGTATTGGGGTGAAGAAGGCATGAAGTACATCTTCAAGTTCGCAAGGTGTGATGCCGAAACTATTGTCACGGAAGGCAATACCTATGGTGAAGCGGCAGACAAAGCCATCGCAGAGCGTGTCAAACATGCAACACCAATGACCGCAGTTGGTGAAGTATACAATGAACGTTCTTCGCTGACAAACCCGGGTAAAGTTGTAACAGGGTCATAGCCTCTTTTTTTTCTACTTTTCAGTCTCTTCCATGCTTTCTGGAATAAAGTTCAACAGAATGGAAGTAGAAGGTGTTGCTGCTTGTGTTTGGATAGCCAGACCGATCTTGGTGCTCGTTTACTATAAACTTCACAATTGTTATTCCCCCAATTCTCCTTATTCTCCTTTATCTCCTATATCTCGCGTAACGCGAATAAGACATAGTATATAAAGACTTAAAAGAGAATAAAGAGAATAAAGAGATATAAGAGATATAAGAGATTAAAGAGAATGATTTTTTAGAGCCTGATACAGTACACCGTTTTGGTTCCCTGTTTGACACTTTTGATTTCTTCGCTTTCGATCAAGGTCTTGATCGCCTTTGCAAAATCAACACTGTCAAGTTTGGTCCGTTTCAGCAGCTCGGAGTGAGCGGCCACCCCTCCGAACGCCCGGAGCGAATTCAACACATGCAACTGCTTGTTACTGGTGTCTATTTTATCGGAGTAGTCAACCACTAGCATTACACGCGGGAGAAGATACCCCTCTACTATTTTTATCGCTTCATCAACCCACTTGTCGGGGAACTCAACCCTTATAGGATATTTCTCCTGCCCCAGAACCTTCTTCTGGAATTCCGGGTCAAACAGTGAAAATATCATTGCCATCTTGTAAACATGCATCACGCTTCTTCCGGTCGCAGACTGGTAGTTCTCATCGGTGCTCCGCTTGCTAATCTCGATTGACCATTGCTCTATCTTTTCGTTAACACCGAAGCAGATGTCGTTTGGCTGTAACCGTTTCAACGCGGTCCCTATACGGACAAGTTCTTTTTGTATCTCAGATATACCATCGAGGTCTTCTTTCGTTGCTGTTACATTCTTTTTCTTTTCGCCTCCGTTTTCAAGGAACCAGACCCACCTGAACAGAAACCCGCTCCCAACTATTTTTTGGGTAGACGCTTCTTTCAGTTGGTCGGTTGTCATGTTAAAGAGCAAACTCAAAAATGGATGTTCACACAGCCAGAGGTTATCAGCTTCGTTTGGTTTGTTGCTTTTATTTGACCTGGCGTTTTCGAGCTGCGAACCATCGTATGCGGTACAGAGGTTCCCTATAATTGGGGCGTTCCACCCTCTCTCCCCGGCTTCGTCAAAGAATTCTTTTGCCTCATCATAATACCAGAGCATGTGGTTGGACTTGCTCAAGTCCTGCACAAGCCTTGGGTTGCTGCAGGATTTCCGTTTCAACGCGGAACTATCTACAGGATTGAGGAGCGTAGGAATGTTTACCACGGGTATCCCGAATTCCTGGATTGCAGTATCTGAAGAAAACGATTTCCCAGATATGGTGCTTGTCCCGACAAGCATCATGTAAAAGTTGGAGTAAACATATTTGGTTGAGATCAGCGTCCCAACTCTCCTGCCTAGAGCCATAGACGCAATAGGAAGCAGATTCCCAAAATGATATGACTGGTGAGAGTACATCAGGCGGCTTCCGATGCCCATCCACTTTTTGAACAGCGGGTGGGTGATTTCCGGAAGCGGGGGGAGGTTGTCGCACAGACTCACCGTTTTCTTTATTGATTCTATTTCTTCGGAGGTAATCCCCGGTTTTTGCTTCTTAAGAGATTCTACAATTGCTCCCCCGTGCTCTGCTTCTTTTTCTGCACGTGTTTGTATCCCGAGTGATCTTGCTGCTTCTCGTATTGCCAACATCATGTCTCCCCCGCATTCGAATTGGCAGAACATATCAAAGGCGTCGTGGCTCCTTGATGTGTCAAAAGGTTCTGACCCGTGGTGGCTGAACAGTTTGTTATCAGGGAATACGATCACGCCGGGCAACCCGGTTTTGCTATACGGAGACAGGTATCTGTTCGCGGAGATTTGCTTGTATCCGTGACGAGAGATTATGTCGGATATGCGGTTAGCATCGTTGAACCGCCCTATGATATCATCGTCGTGTTCGTTTGCAGTAGCAGTAGTTTTTTTTGCTGGCGGGATTTTCTTTGGTGCCCACGGGCAGGCATTATACAGTTCGGATTTGAACGCATCCCAGTTTTTCCAGATAGCGAGTATTTGCTCTGGGACAGCGGGAAGTTCTTCTGACGGGTCGGTGGTCCATTCATACGGTTTACCGGTAACCGGATGGATTGACGGCGGGAGCACGTCTTGAACAAGACCGGCCCTGAATTCGAGTACGGTGTGGCTGTCTGTCAAACAATCTTTGTTGGGCCAGGAAAGCTTGTGGGTTTTCAGTTTTATATCAGGGGCTTTGAATATTGCCTTGTCGTGCTCCGGATTTCCACGAAGGCGCGGGCATCCGTTGAATATGGTATCGTAATTGAGTCCGAAGGTTTTTAGCAGGAGCCTTGTTTCTTCAACGTTATCGATATCCATGACTACAATGTTTGAAGGTTCGAGTAGCACACCCATATTGTCTGAAGGGTGGTTCGCCCAATGCTCCGGTGTTGCTGCCCGTTCTACAGCATTCCACCCTTTGCTTGTAGGGCCTTTCGCTCCTGACGGTATAGGAACCAATTTCCAGTTGAGGGTGGAGTAATAGTATTGTGCGGCATCGTACATTGACGACACGGCAATCATTCCTCCCAGATGAAATTGTTGATTGCATTCGAAATATCAATTCTGTTATTTTTGCGGCTATTGCACGATTTACACAATGCTTGCGTGTTTCCATAAGTAAGATTCCACCCTTTTGAGTACGGAAAGATGTGGTCTTTGAATGGTTTAAAATTAGAAGCGAATTCTATTCCACATCCGTTACATCGGTTGTTTTGCATCTTTAAAATTTTAAGCCACTGCCGATCTGTAAGTGTCCGAATTGGTTTGTTGCGAATTCTGATCCACTTCGATAGTCTGGTTTTGGGGGTGCTGTTTCGATATAAAATGTATTTACTGAAACAGTCGACGCATATGCGATATGATAAGGTCAGATTGTTCGGAGATTGATATTCGTATTCAAATTTTAAAATGCCACATGCGTCGCACTTGGTTAATTCCGGAAGTTTTTTGATCTGGGTGGTTGTATGTAGTTTCAAGTCTGGTTCTAAATAATCAGATATTTTATTTATTATAGAATATCGTATCTTTTTGTCTGTGTTCCCATCTCGCAAATTTCTTAACGTTTTTGTGGGTATCCCGAGTTTTTTTGAAATGTACGACAAATGGCGGTCAGATAACATCTTTCGTATTTGTTCAAGAGTAAGCATGGTACACCAAATAATATTATTTTCTGTTTTCGATATACTCAGAAAGCTTTGCTACGGATTCGTACCCGACGTTTCCGGAACACCGTTTAGCTATTCTCCACACGGTAATATATCCGACACCGCTTTTCCTGGAAACCTCCTTTAATTTTCTATCTTGGAGTGCAGTTGCAATTTCTTCAAGCGTGAGCATGGAGTAGATGTTAATCCACTTAACATAAAAAAGTTTCTCAAAAGAAAATAAAAGCATATCAACAGAAATAAATACGAGGTGGTTGAACATATATCCAAGGTAAAGCGGAAACGCCGAACCGAACAATCTACCAAACAACCGAAGTTGGTGAGAAATGGCTATCGACCTTAAAAGTATTTCAAAAAATGTTGCCAAGCCCCCACGTATCGCAATCTACGGGCCGCCAGGGATTGGAAAGACCACGTTTGCTGCAGGAGCTCCGAACCCGGTTTTCATATTGACAGAGGACGGGCTTGGCGACTTGGAGGTATCACACTTCCCGGTATGCACCACGTTTGAGGAAGTCCTCGAATGCCTAGCGACACTCGGAGGAGAAGAACATGAATTCGGGACTGTTGTTATTGATAGTCTTGATGCTCTTGAATCCATGGTGTGGGCCGCAACCTGCAAACGGCTTGGGGTTCCATCCATAGAAACCCCAGGGTACGGGAAAGGATATATCGAAGCCCAGAACGAATGGCGCAAACTTTTCTCGTATATCACGGCACTCCGCGACGAGAAAGGGTTGCTGTCAATACTGATTGCTCACGGTGCCTATACGCACGTAGAAGATCCTGAACACCCGGCATACGACACCAACGCACTCAAACTTAACAAGCGAGCCGCCGCGATGACAACGGAGTACTGCGACGTGGTAGGGTTCGCGTCCCTCAAGATGTTCACGAAGCTTGATGAAACCGGAAAGAAAGATGAGAAACGCGCTCGTGCGATTGCAACGCAGGATCGTGTACTGCGGTTGTCGGTGTCTCCATCGTATACCGCAAAGAACCGCTACCACATGCCAGAGATAATTCCTCTGTCGTGGGAAGAATTTGCAAAGTATCTGCCAGGAGGAAACTAACTATGGTCGAACTGAACTACAATGCGGAGGAGTACGAACCGCTCGGAAGTTTCGAGCCGCTACCGGTAGGCGAATATACCGTAGTGATTGAATCGAGCGAGAAGAAATCTGCCAGCACTGGAAAAGGAGAATACCTCCAGTTTGTCTACAACGTTGTAGACGGGGAGTTCAAAGGGAGAAAACTATTTGACCGCCTGAATATTGAAAATGAATCCGAACAGGCGCAGACAATCGCCAGGCGCGCCCTGTCGTCAGTCTGCCGTGCAGTCGGCGTGATGCACCCAAAAAGTACTGAGGAGCTGCACGACAAACCGTTCGTAGTCAAGGTCCGCATCCAGCCAGCAAAGGGAGAGTATGGGCCAACCAATCGCATCTCAGAGTATAAAGCGGTTGGTGGGGAACAACTCGCGGCACCCCCAACAGCGGCTCCTGCAGCATCTCCAGCTGGAAAGAAACCAATGCCGTGGGCAAAGAAGAAATAACATTTTTTTCAGAGGTGCACTATGGTTGAACTCCCAGACATGACATTGCCAACGGTGCTAAACATCTACCGCACGTATGAAGATCACGCGGAAGATTGGAGGCGCGACCATCTTGGCGCTTCTCAAATTGGAGGCGAATGCGAACGCAGTCTTTGGTACACGTTCAGGTGGGCGAGCAATCCGAGGTTTGAAGGGAGGATACTTCGCTTGTTTGAAAGCGGGAAGGTCCAGGAACCACGCCTGATTAAAAATCTTCGCGACATTGGAGTGGAGGTGTGCGATGTCGATCCAGACACCGGGCTGCAAATACGGTTCGCGATGTTTGGAGGTCACTACTCCGGATCGTACGACGCGATAGCGAGGGGGTTTGAAGAATCGAAGCAATGGCATATTGTGGAATTTAAGACTATGAACACACGCGGGTTTACCGCTCTGAAACGCAACGGCGTAAGAGCAACAAAACCCGAATACTATTGCCAGATGCAGCAGTACATGAAATGGTCAGACTTGGAGCGTGCTTACTTCTTCTGCGTGTGCAAGGATACCGATGACATCTATGGAGAACGCATCGAACTTGATAAAGACTTGGTTTCCAGACTTGAGATGAAAGCCGAGCGCGTTATCTTTGCCGACGAACCGTCATTTAAAATATCAGACACGGACTCAGCCCAACCGTGCCGTTTTTGCAACCACAAAAACCTGTGCCGTGGTCTGGCGCTTCCAGAAGTTTCGTGCCGAACGTGCGCTTTTGTTACGCCGAACCCAAACGGAACGTGGACCTGCGCCCGGGGCAATAACCGCGTGCTGTGCAAAGCAGAGCAGAGGACTGTTCACGATTGTCATGTGTTCATACCAGCACTTGTTCCGCTGGAGCAAACAGATTCCGATCCAGAGAAAGGAACTGTATCTTATGGCGAGATCGTGAATGGGCCGGGCGCAACACTTTCGCAGGATATGAAATTATGATCCTCCGCCCCTACCAGCAGGAAGCCGTAGATTCCATATTCAACTACTGGGAAAATGATTACGGGAGAAACCCACTGGTCTCCGCTCCTACCGGTAGCGGGAAAAGTTTAATCATAGCAGAGTTTTGCAAGCGGGTCTGCACAGAAACCCCGACTGCCCGTATCATGTGTGTCACCGACTCCAAGGAGCTTATAGACCAGAACGAGCGCGAGATGCGAACTCACTACGAGAATGCATCTACTGGTGTTTACAGCGCAGGACTTGGAAGAAGGCAGACACAAGCGCAGATAACGTTCGCTGGCATCCAGAGCATCTACAACAAAGCATTCGCATTTGAAAAGACGGATGTTGTTCTCGTGGACGAAGCGCACATGATCGGGAGGGAGGACTCCACCAGATACGGTCAGTTCCTTAAAGACATGAAGATTGCGAACCCGGATCTTGTGGTTGTCGGATTCACTGCTACTCCTTACCGTCTCGACTCCGGGTTGCTGCATGAAGGTGACGGGGCGCTGTTTGATGGGATATGTGCCGTTGTTGAAGTTAAGAGGCTGGTGCATGAGAAGCATCTGGTGCCGGTCGTGAGCAAGGGAGGAGTTAAGAACATCGACCTCACCAATGTCCACACCAGGGCCGGGGAGTATGCAAGCAATGAGCTGGCCCACGCTGCTGACGACCCAGAACTGGTACGGCTTGCTGTATCGGAGATTGTGCAGTATGGGGCGGACCGCAAAGCGTGGTTGGTATTTGCGTCTGGGGTTGACCACGCCAATCACGTTGCAAAAGAGTTTGAGAAACATCTTGTCCAGTGCAAGGTTGTAACCGGGAAGACCCCAAAAGAAGAGAGGGACGAGATGATTGCAGAGTTTCGCAACGGAGGTCTCAAATGCCTTGTGAACGTAGGGGTGCTCACTAAGGGATTCAACGCCCCGATATGCGATCTCATCGCTATGCTGATGGCAACCAAATCAACCGGGAAGTATGTTCAGATTGTAGGGAGGGGAATGAGAACGTGTGGCGGCAAGGAGAATTGTCTTCTTCTTGATTACGGCGGCAACGTGCTCGCTCACGGACCCATTGATGAGATCGATCCTGTAAAGAAAAAGAATACGTTCAACGTTGAGAAAGGCGCTCCCCCAATGAAAGCCTGCCCGCAGTGCCGTGCTATTGTTCACGCAAGGGTTACTGAATGTGTATGTGGGTACAAGTTCCCGGTTATTGCCCCGCATGGGACAGAGGCTTACAGCGGGGCGGTTATGGCCGGGCAGGTAAAGGCAGAGAACGTAGACATAGCCGGGCTGTGGGTATCGCGCCACAAAAAACCAGACAAACCCGATTCTGTCAAACTTACGTTCTACACAAAACTTGACAAAGAGTATTACATGTGGCTCGGACTTGACCACAGCGGATACTACCGGGAGAAGTCTCTTGCGGTTGTAAAGCGTTTCGGAGGATTGGCGAAGACAGTAGATGAAGCTCTTAAAGAAAGCGACCACTGGAGAAAGCCAGTTTCCATATCAGTTAAGCCGAGAGGGAACTTTTTCGATGTGGTTGGAATAAAGTTTCGGGATACCCAGAAAAACATTTCTGAACAGAAGGAGTTGACTGATGAAGTGTTCTCTTGAACATATGGAACAGCAGGGATTAGTAAAGTGGTTTCGCCTGAAGTTTCCGGAGGTGTTAATATTCGCAGTGCCTAACGGGGAATACAGAGCGATGAGCACCGCCAAGAAACTTCGGGACGAAGGGGTTGTTCCAGGAGTTCCAGACCTATGCGTGCCAGAGTGGAATTTATGGGTTGAGATGAAACGGGAGTCTGGAGGAACCGTTTCGCAAGAGCAATCCCGCATACACAATTACCTGCGCGGTATCGGGCATACGGTGATTGTAGGAAAAGGCGCCGAGGATGCTTCCAGACAGATTCTCGATTTAAGGAGGAAGAATGAAAGTAATTGATCATAACCCAGACAAAACAGTAGGAGTTGTAGAAGACCCGGATGGTCTCACTCACGTTGGGGGGTTCTCGTTTGAACTGATGCAGGAATGGATGCAAGCGATTGAAGCTGCGTTCACAATTGACCGCACCACCACCATCCACCTGTTCACCAAGAAATCCGGTGACGTTGATTCTTATGCCTTGTTCGCAAGTGCAGAGGGGAAAGACCCGATGGTTGTGGTGTCCGGGAAGATTCCAGGCGACGGAAAGCCGTGGGGAGATGTTAGGGGATGAAAACCGACTACCCCACCCTTTCCGAAGTTGGTGAGGAGAACGTTCGGGAGTACTGGAAACGCAAGCAGAGGAAACAACGCGAAGGAGATTACGATGAAGTTCAAATGCCGAAAGTGTTGCGATGACATGCAATCGGAACCGTGCACGCTAGACATCCCGAACGACCCAAACCACACCATCAAAGAGGTAATGGTTGGGCTTACCACGTGTCCGATAGAGGGATGCAACTATGATAAAGGCAAGTGGATTAAAAACGGTGAGACTTACAAGGCGGAGTGGAAGCGAGCATGATTCCACCAGAATATCAAATCCCGCTTATTATCTACACCTTTATTGCAGAACACCCGTTTTTCTACGGGAACCTGATCGGAGGGGGCATAATATACATGTGCTTCTGGGCGATGTACAAATTGTCTCCAATGCGGGGGTTCATCACGATGGCGTACACTCCAATTAAAGAAAAAGAGCCAGAGGGGTTTACAAAATGAAAACCGTCTACATGTGTCGGAACAACGAGTTCTGCCCGGATTGTACAGAGACCGGAGGAGAATACGGAGTTCCAGTGCAGTATCACTGCATGGCGGTGGATGGGTGCAGGACAAAGGATGTGAATTGCATGTTTGTGCAGAGTGGGGGGGAGCGGGTATGACCGCCAAAAAACCCGCCGAACTCGCCCGTGCCCGCATCGCCAAACGAACCCGCGACCACATCGCTCTCATTAACAAGACAACCCCAAAGTCCATGTTGAAATCGCCAAGCCAGAAACATTCGGAAGCAGGGCGCAAGAAGTTCTTGAAGCGGGCTGGTGTCAAAGCAGAAAGGAGAATCATGGAGGATTGTACCAACTGCCCGAAAAACCCATGCGGGAAAAAGATACTGGCTTGCGGAGAACCCGGAACCCGCTACGAGTGCCAACAGTGCGGAGTGATGGTTATCTGCTATCATACAGAACCAAGACCTAAGTACTGCCCGATATGCAGGGAGAGGAAGCAATGACAAACAAACGAAACGATGGAAACACTTCAGCAAAAGATGAGGCTCGGACTCCTCCAGAGATATTCGGGAAGCTGGCAGCAGAATTCCACATCGGGTTCGACGTTGCCTGTACTCAAGAAAATGCACTATGTATGCCGCTCACTCTGGATTTGGATGCGTTGGAAATCCCTTGGTATTCTGAACCATCGAAGGAGTTTGCATTTTATTGTAATCCTCCATACTCCAACGGCAACATCCTCAAATTCGTTCAAAAGGCCTGTCTTGAATCCGGCAAAGGCGCAACCGTTGTCATGCTCATCCCATCTGACCCATCAACTCAGTATTTCAACATCTGCTTTGAGAATGCCAGCGAAATCCGGTTCATGCAACCCAGAGTCCGATTCAACAACCCGGATGGAACCCCGATGAAAGGTTCTCCGCAGACCGGGAGTATGATCGTGGTGTTCAGACCGGGAGAACATAAAGGAACGAAATTGAGTATCTGGAAGTGGAAGGAATGACAAAGAAACAAATTCCAACGGAGATAGACGCATATTCTATTATCCTTCACTCTGCACAGCAGGGGGTGCCGCTTGACGAGTACATTGCCAAAGTACATGATTATGCAATGAAGCGGATACGGATGCTAAAGGTGCAACAATGACCCGCTGTTCTATCACCTGCATGGACCCCGATTGCAACGAGAAAATATTCTACGACACGGATGATGATATCGAAGTCAACATCTATTGCGAGAAGCACAGGACGAAAGAAGGCAGGCACGCAGCGATGAGGAGGTTGAGATAGTTGCTCCATAAAACAACCCTTCTCGACGACAAGGCTATCAATACATTTTTCGGGAAGAACCCCAATGCATATCTCGTGAAGTATATTTTATTCTATAACAAGATTGAGAACAGGAACGAACATCATATTGTCTACAGTCTTGACACCAGGATGATGAACGGCCAGCACTTACAGAAGTAAAAAAAAATATCAATACCCTTTTCTGCCCGAGACTGCCAGTGCACCGAGTAAAAACACAATCACGACACACACCGCTAATATCCCGAGCACCACCACAACCCCAGTACCTACTGTCGGAACAACCCCAGTCATATTCCCCATGAGTTGCTGCGTCGCATTGACGCTGGCATTCGTAGTGTTCCCAGACGAATCAACAAATGGTGTCGTCCCGACATTCGATGCAATAAAATAAACTCCTACTACCGCAGCGATGAGGACGAACATCATCATCAATACACCGCCAAGCCCGAAACTCATTTAACTCTTCCTCCTCGATAATTCGCAGAATTTCTTGTAGTCTTCCCACTTGTCGCGGTCCTTGCTCCGGATACCGTGGATATAAAAATATACATCATCAGCCACTATATCCGCAATCCTCTTAAATATACCCTTCTGCTTTGGGGTGGCTGGTTTCACAAGCTCCGCTGGTTTATCGGGTTGCTCTTTTGTTTTCGGGGGCGTTGCGCCCTTAACGATTATAGGTCTCATCCGAGCGCCACCGACAAAACGAATGCCGCTGATATTACCGGCACCATAGGGAACCCCAGACGGGTTTGTGTATCCGCTTTTGTTATCCGTAGTATCACCCCCGCTACGACAGTGCATGCAACCAAGAACTCCATCATGACCAGCGGCATGAGAACGCGCCCGGATATTGGGTTCGCAACAAAAAGCAGACTGATAAGACTTAGCATAACAAAATCGGCCCCCTCGAACAAATGGAGTTTCATAGCGGCGAAATAGACTATCACCGCCGCAAACGATATCCACATACAATCCAGAGGATAGAACCCTACTGCATAAAGATACCCGGTTGTTGTGAAGAGTGGTACCGTCCCGATCCAAGTTTCGTGTGGGATCTCCCTGGACTTGAGATCCATGAGTATCAGGAACGGGATGTACGACAAGAACACTGCAACGGGCAGCCATAGCACGATCGAATCACTTGTCTGCATATGGGCACCAGTCCGGGATGTAGTTTCTGGAGAAGGTAATGAGTTTACCTTCGGTGTATGTTGGGTCGAAGGCGTCAATGCAGTGATGTTCTGGCGGCAGGAATCTGAACAACCTGTTGGGGTGTTCTTTGTTTCTCGGGCACTTACCGCAGCAAAACACTTTCTCGTTATGGATTAGAACATAGTCGATCATCAAAGCCTCCTTCACCCTATCGTGTCCCATACTTCTACGTTTACAATATTAACCAGAAATCCAACACCCGCAACCCAACACCCGACTGCTAACACAGAACCAAACTCTGGGAGCCAATATGAAATCTGATAAACAAATGGTACTACAGCAAAACAGATTGCAGCATATACTGCCCCCATCGGATATATTTGCATCTCATAACCTCCTGATATGTGTTCCAAACATGCATCCTACAAACTCGATGGCACGGTATGCGAGTGCGCCTAAAATGAAAATTGTGATGTGCAGTGCCCCATCCCAATTGATATCTGGCAAAGAAATGCAAATTGACATCAAAGCCTCCTGTAAACTGTAACCCCATACCACAACAACATAGCCCCGCATACAAAGATGAACAGCACAAGCAGTCCGGTGATTACCATCCCGATGAGTTCACCCATCTTCGCGTCTTCCGCCTTCTTCTGCTGTGCATACACCTGCTCATTCGACGGAGTGACTGGTATCGTAACCGTCTGTGTCACGATCTGCGTCACAACCACCTCCACAATCTTCGGCGTAGGGTCTGGTATCCATGCCGAACCATTGACGTACTTGATTGTGTTATTCGGGATGAACGAGTGTTCCGGGGATTCGTAGATGAAGAAATCAACATTCGCATACCCGCCGCCTTCGGTGCTCACCGATATTTCGTGCTCGCCTGCTCCGTAGTTATCGAAGAGAAGCGGCACTACGAGTTCGAACCACCGCATGTCTCCAGGTTCCCGTGAGTTCCCCTTTACCACACCGTAGAACGTTGAGTCCTTGATATCCTTCTTGGAGTGTTTGTCCTTGTCGATTACCAGCGTGATAGTATCGCCTATCTTGGCGTTGGTATATCCTCGGACAATCTGGGCTGCGGTTTTGTTGATGTTGTAGATTTGGTCTGACGATATGATTTCAACATACGGGTCTTCGACAATCACCTCTTCTTCGCTGTAGATATCAGCTGCTTTCCCGCCGATACTTTTGAACCGATCATATCGCGTTCTCGGGTCAAGCCCAAACAAGTCTATCGATTCGATCCTGAACTCCGACGGGTTGAAATATTCTATGGTATCGTTCGCAGGGTCGTATCGGATGTTCACGCCTGCGCTCTGGTTGTTTGGGGAATCGATTGCGAGGATGTAGGTTCCCGGGTACATGTTCAGGGTTTTTTCACCAGTGATATTGACGGTCCCGTTCACAGACTGCAACCCGTAATACCCGTCTTTCGAACCGAACATCCAAGCCTTGCTGTTAAGCGGGACTTCCAGCACAATCGGGTCGCCACGGGCAACAACATAGTCAGCTATGTGTTTGACAGGTACCGGCTGGAGATATGTGCGGAGTTCGATGGGAGTTTCTTCGGTATAGTTAATCTGTTCCTTTGGCGGTCGAGGCCCGGTCTTGACATAGAACGCGATGGTGTTCCCGTTATCCTCATCGAAATCGAAATCGCTCCACTGGTCCCACCTTCCGGGCATAAAGATGTTTTCGTTGATAAGGATCTTCCGTGTGAACGCCGATACGTCAACGACCCTTCCGTTATCGTGGTGAACGAGTTTTCCATACCAGCCTTCTACCAAACGAAGGTCGCAGACATCACCAGTATAAACCGTATCCATCTGGTGGACTTCTATGACGTGGGTTCCGTTTACCTCTCCGTCGTATCCAACCGTTTCGTTGCTCACGGGTTCGTATGATATCACGCCGTCGCTGTATGACACCTCAATACCGGCAGTGGGTGAAGGGACTACATAGACGCCATCGTATGATTCGTTCCCTGCCATCTCCATAAGCAGGCGGTCCTCTTCGTATGGGTCGATGGTCTGGCTTGGTGTTGTTATGGTATTCGCTGCAGATACTAATCCCACAAATATTGTCAGGATTACCGCGAGAGCAAGTATGCCTGCAAGGAATTTCCAGTTGGTTTGCATTACGATACCCGTTCGATGTGTTCCAGGTATTCCAGGATAAACTCTTCTTGTTTCTCCACGCTGCGTATGCCATGGTTCGCCATGATCGCTTTCAGCCCATCGCAAAACTGCGTGAGGATTTCATCGGTTGCTTTCTGCGCCTGCTGGATGCGGCGGAAGTGCCTCGAGGTCTCCTGCAGTATCTCTGATGTGCAGTGGACCCGTTCGTTGTTATTGGCAATACCGTACTTCTCGCAGAGGTCCATCATTGCGTCAGCGAGTTTGGTGGTGAGTTTTTTGGCGATATCAACCTGCTTGCTCGGACATATCGCCGCAGTCCCTCTCATCTTCGCCGATTGGATTCTTGCTGCAGCGCCAGCCTTCCAGTTCTTGAGCGACATTATTCTCTTCTCCACGATTCAATTTCGAGTTCATCATCGCTTTCAAAATCGTTTCTGATGTGGGCTATCAATCGTTCTGCGGGTTTTCGCAAGTGTGGATAGGCAAACATACCACCAAACGAAAGGAGCGCGATTGTGATGGTTGTAGCGATGGGGATTAGGAAGTGGTCGTTGTACAGGATGTAACTTGCTGTGTGCAGCGAATCGTAGCTCGCCCATGCGGTGACTACGGTGAGGATGGATGCTGCGATGTAGCCGATTTTTTCTGCGTCATTCATTTGGTATCACCGACTGAAGGTATATACTTCGATAATTCTGGAGATGGCGTATGAAGAGATGCTATGGTATCTGCGAGAGATTGTTCTGCCGGTACCGGCTTTGGCTTTGGTGGAGCCGCCACCACCTTCCCGAGGAGTCTGCTTACCACCGTATTGAACGACTCGTACTTCTTTTCGGTTCCGATTCGGTTCCGCATCTTATCAAGGGCTTGCCAGTTTTCAAGCGATATTGTTATGACCTTGTTAGGCATGACAAGATATATTGCGTTATAATATTATAAATGTAGTTGCTGGATTTCTGGATTACAATTAATATGTGTAACGAGCAATACATATTATGCGATTTTTCGGTGGAGTGATTGTGGTGCTGCTTGGCTTTGTTTTGATAGCAGGATGCATGTCATCGGTGGGACCAGACACGAAGCCCACAACAGTTCCAGCAGTCAAGACAGGGGCACCTCCGACTGCGAGTTTGCCAGTGGCTACGATAGCAACGCCAGTTCCAACGCCAATCCCAACCCAACCCCCAACAAACCGATACAATGCCGGGGATATCGTGCGGAACCCAGCGAGCATGTCTAACACCGCGTGGGCGATAATCGAGTACAACCCCGCAACCGATATGTACGGCAGGGCTATGGTGTATCTGGATTCCGAAGGAAAATGGCGGCTGAAAGATACGTCATCGGATAACGCGGGTAGAATGGCGTTCGAGAAGGTTTACACCGAGAAGATACAAGGAGCGGTGGTGTACTCGCCGAAGACCCCTGAACCTACGCAGACAGAAGCAACACCAACCGAATCCCCCGTGACCGTTGTAACCACCCCTGCGCCATCGGATCGCGTCGTCATCATCTCCATTGAACCTGCGTTTGCGTTCAGGAGGCAACCTAACGAAGTCATAGTGACTGGTATCGGATTCACCAAGTATTCCGATGTCGTGCTGAAATCGGTAGGGGATAAACCCGATGTTCCCGCCAAGGTTGTTTTGTACGATAACGAGTATCGCCTGCGAGTTATTTTCGACGCGCCGTTGACTGCGCTCGGGACGTATGATTTTGTTGTGAGTAACCCGGATGGGACTATCGGAGTAAAAGAGGGTGGGTTCCGAATATCATAGTTGTCTCCCATCATACGCCCCTGACATAAACTGGAAGATTGTAATCCCGATATACATCGCCCCGAACACAAACAGAATAAACCCTTTCTGCATTTTTGTTGAATCTTCGTTCCTGATAAACCTGACAACCGGTTCCATGGAGATGACCATAAGCATCGGGAGCATCAAGAGCGAATACCTGATAAAGACCGGGGTGAACGTGCAGACCGCGAGTTGCGTCAGGAATGTGATAGCCCAGACCGCCAGCAGGTTTCTGATGATTTTATCCTGCCGGTTTAACCACGCAGATATTCCTATCAGCGGGACGAACAGCCAGCAGTTGAACCCGAAGTATTCAAGCGGGAGCCAGCCTATGAGTTGCATTGGAGTATAGCCAAACCAGTTCTGCATGTGGTTCTGGCGGCTGAACAGGATTGAGAAGAAGATGCCGGACAGCCCGGCTATCGGGGCATAGGCCAGCCACGATTTTTTGAGGTAGTCGAAGCCGTTCAGGTACAGGATGTAAGCCGTCATCAACCCGAATGGAACGAGAGCATATAGGTGAGTCCAGACGCACAAGGTTCCGAGACCCGCGAAGATCAGACAGGTTCTCCTGCTGGTATCACCTCGAAGGATACGGATGTAAAAAACAATTAACACCGTGAACAGGAAACAGATCATCGAGTATGCTCTGCCGAATGTGGAGTAGAACCACATGGTCCCTGCGGTGGTGATTATGAATGCCGATACCAACCCGAGAGTTTCATCCCGCAGTTCCTTCCCGAGACAGTATGCCGCTGGGATACACAATATACCGAAGATGACAGCGGGGAACCTCTCGCCAAATGCGTTCAGTCCAAATATTCTCACCGAGAACCAGTCAATGAGATAATACAGCGGTGGGTTGCAGTCCTGCGTCAGCCCGAAGACAATTACATCCCAGAACGGTTTCGATACCAGATTGAGCGTGAATGTTTCATCGACGTGAAACGGATATGAACCAACGTTCCAGAACCGGATTACAGCCCCGAAGATGATTAAACAAAAAAGGATAAGTTTATTCTGATTCTTCACTCTCGGCATCCCCTTTGGCGGCATCTGCTTTCTTTGCTGGTGCTGCCTGCGGGAACATCCGCTGGAGGAACATTTCGTATTCGTTCTGGAGGACAGATACTACAAACGGGTCGAAGAGCCCCGGGTTCTGTTTCAGGTATACGAGCGATGCTCGGTATGCTTGGTCGCCCGCGATGCGGTACTGTTCAACCTTGCGCTGCTCTTCCATCATCTTTGCGATGTCTGCTTTCTGATCGTCGGTGTATTCAACCATGGTAGTCACATGCGGAGTTTCCGCCTCCATAAGAGTAGTGTTAATCCCGCTGCTGATATCGGGATGTATGCTGGGAGAGGAAGTTCGTTGGCGACCATTACGCCGCTGTTGCCCGAACCTCCGTAGAGCTCGCTATCGCACAGGAAATAGCTCACACCGACCATCGATGCTTCGGTGTTTCCTGCAAGAGATATCCATGCGTTTCTTGCGGCTACGCTGGACGTGCTGGCGTTGACTTTTATTACAAGCCTGTCTCCGTTGAACATCGTGGTGTAGTTTCGCCTTGCATACGAGATGAGATGCTCTGTCGGCGTGAGGTCATTGATATCTGTCCCTATAACCTTCCCATAGAACAGATCGGTTTCGGTTCCATCGGATGATCTGTTGAATATCTTGAACTCGTAGTTTGTGGTTCCTGATGCGGATGATACGTTCAGGTAAACCCTGAATCTCCAAAGCCCCGGTCCGATTAGCGTAACTCCCGGGGAACCCGAAGGAGTAACCCACCTCCCGAGTTCCTTCGTGCCAGTGCCGGATGACACGCTGACTGTCTTATACTGGGTGCTGGCGATCTGGGGAATGTGGTCGATGACGGAATAGCCAGCGATGTCTGATGAGTCGTTACGGAAGAAGATGTCCTGATCTGCGCACCAGTCCCAATCGGGAAATTCTACGGGAGCGACGGCGCAGGCATCAGTGTGCTTTGTCATGTTGACAAACGTAGCGTTGATATTGCCCGTGGTATCGAATGTCTTGGAACTGAATGTGATATCGGTTGATTCTGGCAATCCAGTCCACGATACTCCAGTATCCGTGCTGGATAGATTGGTGAGCGCGACGTTGTTACGCCAGATCATCAGCCCGCCGTAGTCGGCATCGGTTGGGTTTGTCCAGTTGAAGAATAGTTGGGAGCAGGATACGGAGGTGTTGGTGAGGCTGGTGATGCTGGATGGAGGGGTGGTGTCGGGGACGGTGTATTCGATGGTGAGGTAAGGGGGATAGGTAACGGATTCCGCCGTAGAAAAATAAGGGAATGTACGCTTATATGCCACCCATCCCCCACTAAATACATTATCAATATCCCATGCAATACGTGTGAAAATGCCAGTGACCCCGGTTTTGGATATGTTGGCAATACCCACAGAATTTAGAGTATAATTGTAGTAAATATTTGATGTAAACTCGCTGATGTTTTTATCAAGAGAATACCGCGAATTTCCAAAATTGTCATAATCTGAAGTATCTAATGTATCATCTACCACAAACCCGGTAATACCAATACCCGAATAACCGACCTCCACTAACGAGGTTGTTGATATTTTTACAGAAAACGTAACACCGGAGATTACCCCTGTGTCTGGTAAACCAGAAGTATCAAAGATAAAAGCAGTACGGTACATCGCCCCAAAGGTATTTTCAGAGACCCCGGTTTGGAGACCGGATCTGCCGTAACTCGTTGATATATAATTTCCAGTACCGGCACCATCGCGTATATTTTCCCATGATACATTCGCAGAACCTCTAATGAGTTCCCCATCCGTAGCATTCGTCGTATACACAATCAGCGTATCCGCGCTCACAACCCCAACCAGCGCAACCAGCAGCACCGCAACCAGCAGGAACCGCTTCATTCCTTCGTCCCTACCTTCGGTGCCCCAATCGGCTGTCTATCCGCGTAATCGGTGAGTATTTTATATACAGCGCCTTTCACGTCCTCTTTCACGGTGACATACTCGGTATTGGTTTTCGTATCCACATACTCTGAAACTACAGTATGATACGGAGCATTGCCGTTTAGAAGCCAGATCGGGTTGTTCACCGCTACAGGTTGCCCACCACGGATTGCGGTAATCCAATACCCGCATTTCTCCGCATCGCACCGGTATTTGTCGATAGTAACCGATGACGATATGGCTAATGGGTATTTCTCTACAGCCATTGCCGTTACGGTTGCTGTCCGGAGCAGGGTTCGTTTATCTACCTTGGCTGCGAGCGAAGTTGCGAGAGGAGTTGCACCTTCATAGGTGATCTCTATCTTCGGTTCCAACTCCGCAAACGTTGGAGGTTCTATTGGCGGCATTGTCAGCGTTGGCGCTACCGTCGCTTTGGTAATCTCCCCTGTTGCAATACTCCCAGCCGATACAGATGCTATGCACAGCACAAACAGGATACTTAAAAGTTTCTTCATCCCAATCACATCTCGTTCCGATTCGCCTGAAACTGTAAGTTCCTATGCAGAATAATAATCCTCACCGTATTCAGCACAGCAACCAATAGCAGCACTGCATACCCATACCCGAATATATCAAACGTGTATATCAGGTGGTTCTCCACAATCCCGCCACTTGTTGTCATGAACGATGAAATTATCCTGTCCACCTTGAAGCTCGAATATGCAGTAAAGGCTATCGGTATCCACGCGGCGACCGACATAACAAAATCCGCTTCGAGTTCAGCAGGGGCAAGGCGGGTACGGACTGTGTACAGGAGGAGGAGTGGACCTGCAATAGCCATAACCGCCCAGACAGTATATGGAGTTGCGCCTGTCCTGTCAATGTGCGTGGTAACATCCACCACACCAGCGGCAGATGCCATTGGGACGAGCGAGAGCATGGGGATTATTAATTTGAGGGATGCCAGAAGAGTGCGGTATATTGCGGGTTTCCCCGCACCTGATACCGCGCAGGTTGATCGCATGTCTACCGTCCACGGGTACCGGCCATGCCAGCGACTCCCATGAGCATATAGATGATGCCAGCGACACCGGCGACGATGAGTGCAACACCGACGATGGTGAGCGCCTGGGTGATGACCGTGATGTTGGCATACAGGCTGGTGTTGAGTGCCGCGTTGGACAGGGTGCCAATTGCGGTGATTACCGACGCAAGAACCAGGTAGGTGATTACGAGCATAACACTGCCGATGAGTATGCTCATGATCGATCCAACTAAAATCGCCGTGAAGGCTTTCTTGTTGGGTGCGAAGTATGTCTTGACCTTATCGAGAAATTCCATAGTTATCCCCCCTCTCAAGGATTATTCCGATTAAGGTATATCAAGTAGAAACTATTTATACATTCCCATTAATGGATACAACCGATATGAATATAAACTAACAGGTAGAATAATAATTATGCCTCCAAAAGGTTACAAACTAAGTGCAGAGTCAAAAGCAAAGATCAGTGCTGCGAGAACCGTTCCAAGAATAGATAGGGTGTGCCCGGTGTGTGGGAAATCGTTTACCGCTCACATATGCGAAGTGAGAAGAGGGAGAGGGATATATTGTTCGCAGTCGTGTTCTAAGAAAGAACAGTTCAAAATATACAACCCAGTACGTGGGGCTAAGATATCGGCAGCGCTCAAAGGCAGGGTATTTACAGACGAATGGAAAGCGAAGATCAGTGCAGCGAACCAAGGGAAGGTTAGTGTAAGGAAAGGAGCGCACCACACCGACGAAGCAAAACAGAAACTCCACGATGCCCGCATCGGCCAGAAACACACACCAGAAACAATCGCCATTTTTAAGGCAACGCGCAAAGGAGAGAACAACCCCGCATGGAGGGGAGGAGTCTCATTTGAACCATATTGTCCGAAGTTCAACAAAGACCTGAAAGAGCGCGTCCGCGCTTTCTTCGGATATAAATGTCTTGGCTGCGGCGTGGAACAGAACGGAGAGAAACTGTCGGTGCATCATATCCATTACAACAAGAACGCCTGCTGCGATGAAACCCCTGCGATGTTTGCACCCCTATGCCGGAGTTGCCATGGGAAAACAAACAAAGAGCGCAACGAGAACGTGCAGAAGTTCGCAGAGATTATAAAGACGAAATATAACGGCAAGAGTTATTTCAGCAGAGAAGAGTTTGAGAATCTAAAAATAGTTTAAATTTTTGTATTGAGTATTACCGACCCCTGCTTCCGCCAGCCATACCCGCCACTCCCATCAGCATGTAGATGATGCCGGATACTCCTGAAACAATCAGGGCTACCCCCACAATCGTAAGTGCCTGGGTAATGACGGTGATGTTTGCGTAGAGCGAAGTATTCAGAGCTGCATTGGAGAGAGTACCAATCGCCGTGATGATACTGGCGAGAACCAGGTAGGTGATAATGATCATCGTACTTCCGATCAAGATCGCCATGATCGACCCGACTAAAATTGCGGTGAACGCTTTTGTATTGACGGTGAAGAAAGACTTTACCTTTTCAATGAACGACATCTTATTATCCCCCCTCTGCAGATTTACGTTAGAAGTAGTAGTGGGGATAGGTGCGGTTATATCTTTCGGAGAAAAGAGTTGGATTAAAATATATCCCGAAGTCCTCTGGGGATGTGGAATGGGTCTGCGAAGTTGTTCTGGGGTTGGCGCTTGCGTTTCTTTTTTGATGAGATGGTAGCGTGAATGACTTCTACCCTGCCATCCGGGTGATAGATGGTCCGTGCTCCGGATTTGCGGGTTGGTTTCGGAGGAAGGTTTGGGCGCGGGGCAATGCCAAAGGGGTCTCCGATACCGAGATTGTCTGCTGGACCCCATGGACTCCTGCTGAATCCAGAACCGCTAGTCATACTTCTCCCTGCTCTGGAATGTGTGTTGGCCAGCCCGAATGGATCTGGGTTGTCTAACACTGTTGTCGGTTTGACTCCGCGATATGAGTTGGGTCGATGCATGTCCTGTGCGATAGCGGCAGACCGTTCCTTTACAGCAGCACCGGCTTTCGCGAGCCACGGGTGGTCGGATGCGAAACGCTCAATTCTGGAACCCTCTGGTTTGGGCGCAGACTTCATCTTGTCATCATCAAGACCGACTTCCCCGCCAGCATTCTTTTTGTTTATCGTGTCGAGTTCTTTCAGCGTGACTGGTTCCCTTTTAGCGCGACCCACGTACTGGCTTTTGTACTTTTTTATCATTTGCATTTCCTCATGTTAACCGCGAAGTTAACCCTCTTTTTCATCAGCGGTGTCACCTTATGCCCGAGAACTTTGTTCCCGATTTTGGCTTCGAGGATTTCACGTTCAAGCCCAATCGGGATTCGTTTCGATAACGGGATACCGAGTTGGCGATGGAGGGCACCGTGTTTGATGGGCTTTAAAAAAGATGATTTGCGGGGCATTGGTGACACCCTCACGGGCTCGGCTTCATCGCGTTCAGTGCCCCCAACCCGAGGGTGGTCATTGCTCCGATCCCGACAACGCCCATGGTTGTCTGCCCGATGGTTTTCACCATGCTGTTCATCGGGTTGCCGCCACGGTTCCCGCCACCATACGGGTTGCGGATACGAGGTTTCTGGTAACGGGGTTTCTTCATGCGGGGCATTGACGGATACTGTCTGCGCGTCTTGCCCATCAGAACACCCTCTTCGGTATCCTTCTCCGCATTACCTTGCGGGGGTTCGGTTTCCCGAATTTCTGTTCAGTCATCTCATCAAGTTCGTGCACGACTCCAGTGAGTCTGCCAGCAGTAGGTTTCCCGAATTTGGGGATTTTCGGTGTGAATTTTTTCTGACAGGGCATTACCATGCTCCTATGAAGAAGAAAGGGGGTTGTAGTATAAAAAAGGTTTGGGGAAGTATCCACATCATCTATGCATCAGCGAGTACACCATTCCCGCCAGACACGCTGCCATCAACGGAACAAAGAACACCACAGCCGATGGCATGCCAAGGAACAGCCCCTGCGAGGTTGAGAGGATGAACCCGGCAGTCAGCAGGACCATAAAAAACCCAAGCCTGACAGTCCTTGTCCGCAACCAGAATCCTACAAACACACAGAGGTACATGATCCCCCAGATGAGGATGATGGGTGCGCCTGTCATGGTATATGCACCCGGTATCTCTGCTGATATATTCGGGATACCAAAGTGCGAGGTCATCACCCGACGAAGCGGATCACCATAGGTCGGGACTGGTATCTGGGTTACTGCAGGTATCGAAGCGGTTCTCTCATTCCCGCAGCCTGTTGTATCACACGCCACGAAATAGACAGTCCTCCCGCCAATCAGCGGTGCACCCCATACCTGGATGGTAGCGGAGCCTGCAGTTGCGGTGACGTTCCCGGTATTCCAGTTGTGGACACCGGAAGCCTGACCCCAGTGTATCCAAGCGTCTGAACCAGTTACCCCCGTTGCAGTACTTGTGAAGTTGTTGCTTGATATCGCAGACGCTACCCCTGTAGTAGGAACTGCAGCGCACCCTGCTACCAGCAGCACCCAGACCGCCATCATCGCTACCACTTTCAATAGTCGAATGGTGACACCTGCCTTCGCGCGAGAATCATCCCGAATCCTATGACACTGATTATCGCCATGATAAGCATCAGGGCGAACGGGAGGTACATGATATACGTCAGTTCCCAGAGAGAATCTTTGAGGACATCGGGCATGGGCCATGATGCCAGGAGATCGGCCAGCGGAGCCAGCATTACATTCCCGGCATAGTACAGAACCAAGTCTGTAAAAATATTCACGGCGAGGATGATACCACCTACGGTAATCTCTGCTGAAGTTGCCATGGATTATACACCCCCGGACGCCTGCGAATTTTCATTCAGGAGGTAATTCACCCAGATCACAATGAACATAATGATCCAGATCGCTGACCAGATGGTTTGCAGGACAGTAAATCCGTTTACTGCATCCTGAAACGTAGGCAACACGGTTATGCTGTGATTAAAAGCCCTGAACACTTTCTCCACAGCATACCCAAGCACCAGTGCCAATCCCCCGAAAAATATGGTGTTAAATACTGACCCTATAAAATTCCCTGCTGACATGAATCACACCCCTACCGATTCGTATGGTGGTTTGAACGTCCAGTTGAACCACGCGATGACGTAGACTATCCAGATGACTATCTGCATGATACCGAGGATGAGAAGCGCCTGCGGGGAGGTTGCAAGGACCGGATACGCTGCTATCAGCATCCCGCTGAACAAGAACACCGCTCCGAGAAGCAGTATCATGAAATTCAGCATGGCAAATGCTACCTGACCAGCCCACATGATGAGTGATGCTGCCTCGAGTCCTGTTCCACCTACTGAAGTTACCGTGGACACGCTTGCTGACAGGTCGATGTTTCCTGCAGAGTCGCAGGTGTAGCCATAGCCACTGCAGAGTATGGTGCCATCTCCAGAAGCTGACGTTTCCAGTGATGTCGGGAACGGAGAGAACGCCGGGTTACTCATAAGGACAACCGACGCTTCAAAGACAATGATCATCACCGCTATCGATACAATCTTGGTTCCCGGACCAGCAGACCCATACTTCTCGCGGTTCATGTCATTGACGAAGAGGATACAGCCTAACAGGATCAGCGCGATAACCATTCCCCAGTATGAAGTAGGGTTTGGAGCCTGCAGCCATCCCACATACACCAGAGCTGCTGCGGTGAACGGGACGATAATCAGGAACCGGGATTCGTTTGACATGCCGGAGAATGCGGCTATCCCGACAAGGCAGAACATCCCAATATAATTATAATACATGATCGCGTCTGCCGCAGGTACCCAGTTCTCAATACCAAGTGGAATCAGCAGCCCGAGCGGGGAGTGCGTCAACAGGGAAGAAGTCTGTGTAGAATACGTTACTGCGCTTGCGAAACCCGCAAGAAGGGGTAAGAGTACAGTCAGGAGCAGTAAACGTATTCTCATAGTAGAGAATTGTTTGCAAGGATAAAATGTTGTCGCTTTCATCAGCACACCCTCGTCGCGTTGTATTGCCAGAGATACTCGGTACCTATCGGGGCTTTCGGGATCGTGTGGTTGTCGAGGATTAAGGCCGACCCGAATCCTGACCACGTGGTGTTGTGGATCTCAGAACCGTTCGCCTGGAACCACGCCCTGAACCTCACAGAACTCGTGCAGGAGGTTGTATCCTGGTAGGTCATACCAAGCATGATATGGGTGTTGTTCAGGGAATACCACGGCAGGGTTGCATTCTGTCTTGCAAGCAGGGTGTTGTTAGTTTTGGCTTGTCCGGTTAATGGACAGTAGATTGTGTAGTGCGAATCCTTTGGGGTGATCTCCACGCGGTGGTTCATCCCGGTTGTAACGTTGGTTACTGTGATCCCGTAGCGGATGACGGGTAACGCTGTGAATACGAACCCTCCGTCAGACCCAGTGTAATCCCGCTGGAGGACAGAACTGTTCACCATATCTGCTGCGACATCTTCATCCACTCCGAAATTGGTAGTAAGCCAGTTGGTGTCAGTGCTCGGGAGCGACGAGGCTATGTACGATACGGTTATGTACGCCCCGGGTTGCGGGACTCCGTATGCATCTACGATAGTCAGGTGGACTGTCTGCGGGGAATAGAGAGTGTTGACGTTTGAAGATACCGGAGGTGTCGCAGTATACATCGTCACGCTATGCGTATCGTCGGAATCAAACACATACGATATCGCCCGGCTGGTATACCCGTCCGATACGAAGGTTACGGTAGCTGCGCCGAACGGTTCCGTGAGATACCCCGTGCCGTTTGACGTGGTATAGGAGTTGCCGCTGGTTGACCCGATAGTGACGTTGGCTATTGGGAGGTTGTTGCTGTCAACGATATGGAACGTCTGGAGATACTGGCCTTCCATCCAGATATCCTGTTGGGTGAAACCGGATACGTTGGTAACGACCTGGTTCAGCGTGTAGTTGCTGAAATGACCGCTGGCGTTGGTTACGTTCAGGTCAACCGCGTATGTGCCAGTGGTATCGAAAAGGTATGAAGCGTTCTGCGTGGTGTTGGTGATGGAACCGGCTATCGTCCAGTTCCATGTGGTAGGGGTGCCGGTTGATGTGTCGGTGAAGGATACGGCGGTGTTGACGGTGGAGGGGTTGGAGGAGCTGGTGAAAGAGGCGGAGAATGTGGGAGTTGGAGTAAGATAACTGATTATCACGGCACCGGATTCCCCATCTATTAAGCCCATGCCATAGCCGCCGCTGCCGACAATTCCTAGTTTCAAAGCCCCATCACCATCACTTCCATCGCCCGGGCCACCCCGCGCATAGTAAACCAAGCCTCCGGTTATATACGATGGGGTTCCATTTGCTCCAGCACCCCCAACCTCTGGAGATGCCCCAAACCCGTTCTCTAAATTAGAC